CACTGCCAGCGAAGCCACGCCTTCATCGGTCTGGTTCCCGTTGAGGGTCGGCGGCGGCCACGTGTTTGGACAGGGCCTGCCGGACGTAGGCGTTCAACTCCAAGAACTCGCGGCGGGACAGCGCCGTGAGTCGGGACATAAGTTCATCGTCCACGCGCACACGCAGGACGGCATTCTTTTTCGGGGGAGGAGCGTTGGGGGTCACAGCGGGGCGCAGGGTGCCGCGCTGGGCTTCGTGGGGGAAGGATATCGGCGTGTGATGTTGTGTCATGGGAGGAACAGTGTGACACGCCCGGGCCGCTAGGTGTCAACGTGGGGTTGACTAAGACTACCCGAGTCGGGTATCGTCCTGCCTCCGGTATGTCCCGGAGAAAACAAAACCTATGACCAAGCCCAGCAAAGGAACCCGCGCCGTGGTGCGGGAACTTAACAACATCATCCACAGTCGGAACCTGTATCACCAGTTACACGGCCGGTGCATTCACGCCCACGTCTCTCCCTTTGGGACGGTCGTCGTCGAGCGGCTGCACGACGGAATGACGGTCCCTTACGTCCCGGGCGCGTTCTACGACGGCTACGGCTCACCCGTTGTTTGCTGAACACTCCTACCCATGAACCATATGACCAACGATACCACCCCGCGCTGGGACTCCACTGAACACGTCCGGCCTCCTGACTTTGACATCCTCGACTACAGCGACTTGTTCGACGACCTGCCCTTGGCGGCGCAGGCCTTTGACACCTGTCAGATGACCGCGTCGTGGGGCGACAATGACCTCACGCTCATCCACCCCAGACGCATTCGCCGGGCTCTCGACGACGTTCTGCCGAACTACGACGAGGGCGACGGCCGGGCCACAGAGCAGATTGAAGAGGCTATCCGTCGCCTCGATGTCATCGAGCAATACGCGGCCGAGGGAGCCTACGTCTACATCGACATGGAATCGTAACCGTGCCCTCCAAGAGCCCCGGCCACGGCCGGGGCTCCATGGAGGGCATGGTGCCCACCCCGGCGTGACAGCCGGTCAACCAGACCAACAGCATGAATACACTCGAAATCCGAAACCACCACGGCCACTGGCAGTATCGCGTCCGCTCTTCGTCCGGGCGCATCTTGGTTGAGTGGCAGGATGCACCAGACCGGCAAGCCGACTACGGACGCTCAGAAGGCGGCTGCAGCGGCTACTCTGGCCAAGCTGCGCACTCCCAAGGATGGACGCTGCCTTCAGTGCGGCGCCGGGTTTATCTCTTTGTCCGTTGGGCGGGTTGGTTCCTTCTGTTCTCGCGATTGCACGGAGCGGTGGCGGCGCAACGTGTTCCAGCCAGAGCAGCGGGCTTGTGAGGTCTGCCGCGGCGCGTACATCGCGACGAAGCGATTCCAGCGGTACTGCTGCCGGGCGTGCAACAACCGATCCAAGGTGCGGACCTATCGCAGTCAGCCAACTGGCGGTACGCCGCGTCGAACGCTTGCCCAATGCCCTGACGTACAACCTGACCGTTGAGGGTGAGCACGAATTCATCGCCAATGGCATCGTCGTCCACAACTGCGACGAGCTCGCCGCCTGGGACTACCTGCAGGAAAGCTGGGACCAGATCCAGTTCGGCGTGCGCCTGGGGGCGAAGACGCGGACGGTGATCACGACGACGCCGAAGCCCAAGGACTTGATCATCGAACTGCTGGCCCGGGAGGGCGACGACGTCGTGGTCACTCGTGCGTCGACGTATGCCAACCTGGGCAACCTGAGCGACAACTTCCGCCGGCAGATCGAGCAGTACGAGGGCACGACGCTCGGCAGGCAGGAGCTGTACTTCGAGCTGATCGACCCCGAGGAGAGCGGTGTCATCAAGCGGAGCTGGTTTCGCCTGTGGCCAGCGAAGAACCCGCTGCCGCGCTTCGACTGGATCATCATGTCGCTGGATACTGCCTTTACCGAGGCGACGTTCGACAAGCGCACGGGTGATCCTGACGCCACCGCCTGCACGGTCTGGGGCGTGTTCTTCCACGAGAAGCGCAACAACATCATGCTGCTGGACTGTTGGGAAGACCACCTTGGCATGCCGGATCTCATCCGCCGCGTGCGCAAAGAGATGGCAATCCCTTATGGTGACGACGCAGACCAAGCCCTGATCAAGCCCATGTTTGGCTCGAGCAAGCCCATGACCAGCGGACGCAAGCCTGACATCCTGCTGATTGAAGACAAGGGATCGGGGATCTCCCTGCGCCAGATGCTCGAGCGCGAAGGCGTCGAGGCCTATGCCTATAATCCCGGCCGGGCTGACAAGTTAACCCGCCTGCACATGGTAAGCCCTGTCTTTGCACGCCGCATGGTCTGGCTGCCTGAGAGCGACAAGCATGAGGGCCGACCGAAGAACTGGATTGAGCCCATGCTTGCGCAATTGTGCGCCTTTACGGGACCGGGCAGCATCAAGCATGACGATTATGTGGACAGTGTGACGCAGGCGATCAGGCTTTGCATGGACAAAAACATGCTAGATGCTGTACAAGCACGCAAAGATGAGGTTGGGCCGCCACCTAAGCGCGTCGCCAACCCCTACGCCATTTAAAAGGATCAGGCGATGGACGAAGACGAGAACATCCCAGCGGGCGAAGTCATCGAAATGGAAGATGATGAGGACGAAGATGTTGTCGATACCGATGACGGTGGTGCCATCGTCAGTCTGGACGAAGAGGAAGCGCCCCGCTCAGAGGACTTCTATGCGAACCTTGCTGAAGACATGCCTGAGAGCGATCTCAGCAGGATCGGCCAAGAGTTCCTTGACCTGATCTCGAAGGACAAGGAAGCCCGCAAGAAGCGCGACGAGCAATATGAAGAGGGCATCCGCCGCACTGGTCTGGGCGATGACGCTCCCGGCGGCGCTGATTTCCAAGGCGCGTCTAAGGTCGTGCATCCCATGCTCACCGAAGCCTGCATCGACTTTGCGTCTCGCGCCATCAAGGAGCTGCTGCCGCCTCAGGGGCCAGTGAAAGACTTTATCCCCGGCGACGTGACAGCCGAGAAGGTGAAGAAGGCCCAGCGCAAGACCAAGTTCATGAACTGGCAGCTCACGGTGCAAAGCCCTGAGTTCCGCGCCGAGCTCGAGCAGTTGCTGACGCAGGTGCCACTGGGCGGCGTGCAGTATCTCAAGACCACGTGGAAAGAGACACGCAACCGGCCGGAGTTTCTATTCGTCGGCGTGGACGAAATGTACCTGCCGTTCGCTGCGACCAATTTCTACACGGCACAGCGCAAGACGCACGTCCAGTATCTGACCGCCATCGACTACCAGAAGCGCGTCAAAGAGGGCATGTACCGCGACGTGGATCTCGGCCCGGTGTCGATGGAACCCGACATGAGCTTGGCTGAGAAGGCCAACAACAAGATCGAGGGCCGCGACGAGAGCAGCTACAACGAGGATGGTCTGCGTACCGTCTATGAGGTGTATGCTCTGGCCGACATCGAGGGTGAGGGCGCTCTCCCCTACATCATCAGCATCGACAAGCCGTCGGGCAAGGTGCTGAGCATCTACCGCAACTGGGATGAGCTGGACGAAGCCAAGGAAGAGCTCCAGTGGTTTGTTGAGTTCCCGTTCGTGCCGTGGCGCGGAGCTTACCCGATTGGTCTGCCGCACATGATCGGCGGCCTGTCTGCGGCGTCAACTGGTGCTTTACGCGCATTGATGGATGCAGCTCACGTCAGCAACAGCCAGACCATGCTGAAGCTGAAGGGCGGCTCGAAGGGTGGTCAGTCTCTCGAGATCCAGCCGACACAGGTCATGGAGATCGAAGGCGGCTTGGCGGCAGATGACATCCGCAAGCTTGTCATGCCCCTGCCCTATAACCCGCCGAACCCGGTATTGTTCCAGCTTCTGGGCTTCCTGATCGACGCAGGCAAGGGCGTTGTCCGCACGACACTGGACGACATTGCTGACGGCAACCCGAATGCTCCGGTGGGCACGACGCTTGCTAAGCTTGAGCAGGGCATGGTTGTGTTCAGCGCAATCCACGCTCGTCTGCATAATGCTATGCAGAAGCTGCTCGCCATCCTGCACCGCCTCAACGCGATGTACCTCAATGATGAGGAGATCGAAGAAGAAGTTGGTGAAGAGCTGGCTACACGTGAGGACTTTGAGGGCCCGCTGGACGTTGTGCCGGTGTCCGACCCGAACATCTTCTCGGAAGCCCAGCGCTTTGCCCAGATCCAAGCAGTGGCGCAGCGCGCAGGCACGATGCCGCAGCTCTACAACTTGCGTAAGGTTGAAGAGCGCATCCTTGAGACGCTGAAGATCCCGAACGCCAAGGATCTGCTCAACCCGGCGATGGAGCCCAAAGAGCAGAACGCGGTGAACGAGAACGTGGCTGCAACCATGGGACGCCCGATTGTGGCATTCCCTGAGCAGGACCACATCGCGCACCTCAAGACGCACCTTGCGTATCTGATCAACCCGGCATTCGGCATGAACCCGCTGATTGCGCCGACCTACATCCCGACCATCCTGAACCACATCAAGGAGCACATGGCTCTCTGGTATGCGTCCAGCGTGTTCGATCTGGGTAATGAGGCCACCGGCAAAGACATTGGTGATATGCTCAAAGAGATCAAAGATCCCGATGAGAAGAAGGCCTTTGACGCTATGCTGGCTGAGGCGTCTCAGTCTGTTGTGGCGCAAGCCGATCAGGTCTTCGCATCGCTGCCGCCGGTCATTCAGCAGGCACAGCAGATCATGCAGCAGCTTGCACCTCAGCCTCCGATGGACCCGAGCATTCAACTGGCTCAGGCTCAGCTTCAGGCGCAGGCCCAGCGTGACCAGCAACGCGCCCAGATTGACGCTCAGAAACTCCAGCTCACGGCACAGGACAGCCAGCAGCAGGCGCAGATTGATGCCGCAAGGCTTCAGCTCACAGCGCAGGAGATGCAACAGCGCGCGGTCGAAGAGCAGCAGCGCCAACAGGCCGAGACGCAGCGTAAGCTTGCTGAACTACAAGCGCGTCAGGCTATGAACACGCAAGACAACCTGACGGCCTTGGAGCTCGCAAAGCTTGAGGTCGAGACAGGCGAACGCATCGCGGTGTCCACTGGCACCGGGATAAACCCGCAACCGTAAGGAGGCCGTGATGGCTAAGAGCGATAAGCCGAACACAAATGACGTTGCCCAGAAGGGCGAAGGCGTGAAGCAGCACAAGCGGATGGCCATGGGTGAAATGCCCAAGGTTCCGTCAATGCCGAAGACGCCTGCATGAGAATTGAGACTTTGTTGCAGCGACTGGAGCAATCGCAGACCGATCTGGCCCGCGATGCGTTGCAACAACCTCAAGGCCGTGACCTTTACGAATATGGTAAGGTGATCGGCATGTACGCTGGCCTAGAGCTTGCCAAGACCACGCTACTCAACATGGTCGCGGAAGAAGAGCGAAAAGGCTTTGATCTATAACTTGCGGGAAGGAGCACCATGCAAGACTTTGTACTAAACAAGGTTCAATTCACTTACGAAAACCTCGATGAGGCTTTTCCAGCGATTGATCCGGGCGTGGAGCCTTTTGGTTCCCGTGTGCTTTGCCAGATCCGTTTGGCGAAGAAAAAGACCGCAGGCGGTATCATCCTGACCGGCGACACCAAGGACACAGAGACTTGGAACACGCAGGTTGCAAAGGTGGTGGCTGTTGGGTCTCTCGCCTTCAAAAACCGTAACACGCAGGAGCCTTGGCCCGAGGGGTCATGGTGTTCTCCGGGGGATTTTGTCCGCGTCCCCAAGTACGGCGGCGACAAATGGACTGTTAAGATAAACGACGATGAAGAAATCATCTTCGTAATTTTAAACGATCTGGATCTGATTGGTCGAGTTACGGGCGATCCGCTCGCAATGAAGGCCTTCGTCTGATCCATAAGGCTGATGAAAGGAGCCGGTCATGGCTGAAGATGTATTTAACGAGAATGACGATGATGATCTCGTCGTTGTAGAGACGGAAGATGAAAAAATCCCCGTTGTCGAGGATGACGCCCCTACGGCTGAAGAGCCTGATGAGCAGCCTGAGGAAGACGATGAGGATGATGAAGAGCGGATGGGTGTGTCTGAAGAGGACACAGACCAAGAGGTCACCAAGCGCCAGACGCGCGACCGCCGCACCCGTCGTGAGATCCAGAAGCGCGCACGCGACAATGCCAAGCGCGAGCTAGAGTTTCTGCGTCAACAGAACGCCGAGCTCATGCAGCGCATGTCTGCGATTGAGGGCAACACCCTTACGCAGCAGGCCCAGACCATTGAGCAGCAGTATCAGCAAGCCTTGTATGAAAAACAGCAGGCTGAACTGATCATTGCGAAAGCTGTTGAGGCTGGCAATGGCGACGACGTGACGCAGGCGCTGCGCATCCGTGATGAGGCAAACTATCGCGCTCAGCAACTAGCGGCTCAGAAAACGCAGGCTGAGCAATACGCCCAGCAGGCAACGCAGCCCCGCCCAGATCCGCGTGTCGTGGACTATGCTAAGCAGTGGATGGATGCCAACCCATGGTACAATCCCAACGGCCGGGACGAAGACAGCCAGATCACCAAGGCTATTGATAGCTCTTTGGCGGCTGATGGCTACAACCCTGCATCGGAAGAATACTGGCACGAACTGACACGTCGTGTCGCTGCTCGCATTGGTGGTGACGAGGCTCCGGCCCGTGAAGCTGCCCCGCGTCGGAAGGCTCCGCCAACCGGCAACACCCGTGAACATGCGCCTGTTTCCACTCGGAAAGAAGTGTACGTGACACCGGAAAGAAAACAGGCTATGATCGAAGCTGGCGTTTGGGACGACCCTGTCGCTCGCAAGCGCTACTTGAAGGCGTATCAGGCCTACGACCGTAACAATACAGCTCGCTAATAGAGGAGAGAGCTAATGACCGAAGAACGTATGGATGAACGCCTAAAGCGTGAACTGGATGATAGCCGTCGCCCTCGTGCTGCCTCTGATCGCCAAGCGACAGAGAACCGCGAGTTAAGTGATGACGAGCGGCTCGAAATGTTCCGTATGAACCTATACAACGACCGCTTACCGAATATCCCCGACATTCCGGGTTATCATGTCTGCTGGCTCACGACGACCAATCCCTCTGACACCATTCAAACGCGTGTTCGCCTCGGTTACGAGTTGATCCGCGCTGAAGACGTGCCGGGCATGGAACTGGTTACGCAAAAGACTGGCGAATACGCTGGTTGCATTGCGGTCAATGAGATGCTTGCGGCTAAGCTGCCCTTGTCCCTGTATTACAGGTACATGCAGGAGGCTCACCACGACGCACCATTGCGTGAGGAAGATAAGCTCGAAGAGACCGCGCAGTTGATGCGTGAGCAAGCTGAACGAGCTGGTGGCAGGCTGCTGGAAAGTGATGGGATGCGGGAAGTGGGCGATTACGCTCCGGCCAGAGGTATTTTCGACTGATGGCCGGTCTCTCAACCATCAAGAGGTAAATGGCTATGACTACTACTGCTCAGCCGTTTGGCCTGCGTCCTTCATCGCACCCCTCGGGTACGATCCGTCCGGTGGCTTACACCATCGCGTCGGGCTACGCAGCCAATATCTTCCAGAACCAGCCGGTTCGTATTGCCCCCTCCACTGGCGCTGGCCAAACTGAAGGCACAATCGTTGCTGCTGCAACGGGTGAAGCTTTTGTCGGCACGTTTCAGGGTGTGGAGTTCACCGACAGCGACGGCCGCTATCGCGTGAGCAACAAGTGGACTGCTTCCACTTCGGCAACCAACATCACTTGCTACGTCACGACCGACCCGACGATTGTCTACGAAGTGCAGACAAACGCCAACGTCGTCACCGCTGACATCGGCAAACAGTATGACTTCGCCAACACCACGTCGGGTAACACCACGACTGGTCTGTCGTCGGCATCGCTGGATGTTGCTTCGGCTGCTTCGAACGCTTCCGTCCGTCTCATCGGCCTCAGCGACGCTGTGGAAGATACGGCGACCGATAGCTATCTCACTGTTCAGGTCCAGATCAGCGAACATCAGTTCATCGCTGACAAGGCCGCTATCTAAGGAGGGCTTGAACTATGGCTACGCCAATGCGTTCAACTGATTTCCGCTCTATCGTAGAGCCTATTTTGAACGAAGAGTTCAATGGCATCTACGATCAGCGGGCCGATGAGTATGCACAGGTTTTCAAGACCTTCCAAGGCATTGCTCGCAACTACCATGAAGAACCCGTCCTGTACGGCTTCGGCGCTGCGCCGGAACTGCCGGACGGCATGCCGGTCACCTATCAGTCGGGTGGCGTGCTCTTCATTCAGCGTTACGTCTACAAGGTCTACGGCCTTGCATTCGCGCTGACGAAGGTGCTCGTCGAAGACGGCGACCACATTCGTATCGGTCAGACCTATGCGCGTCACCTCGCACAGTCGCTGATCGAAACGAAGGAAACCCTTGGCGCTAACATCCTGAACCGTGCTTTCAACGGTTCGTATGTCGGCGGCGACGGCGTTTCGCTCGTGGCCACCAACCACCCGCTGGCAAACGGTGCCACCTTCAGCAACCAGCTCAACACGGCTGCGGCTCTGTCGCAAACGTCGCTTGAGCAGCTTCTCATTCAGATCCGCAACGCTGTTGACAACAACGGCAAGCGCATTCGTCTGACGCCGAAGAAGATCGTCGCTGGTCCCAGCAACGTCTTCCAAGCTGAAGTTCTGCTGAAGTCGGTCCTGCGTGCAGGCACGGCTGACAACGACATCAACCCCGTGAAATCCATGGGGCTGCTGGCCGAAGGTCAAGCCAACCTGTCGCGTATCACTTCGTCCACCGCATGGTGGGTGGAAACCGATGCACCAGAAGGTCTGAAGCTCGCTATGCGCCGTGGTCTGGAAAAGTCCATGGAAGGCGACTTCGAAACCGACAGCATGCGCTACAAGGCCACCGAACGTTATGCGTTTGGCTGGACCGATCCGCGCGGCATCTACGGTACGCCGGGCGTGTAATCACGCTGACCATTTGGTCAAAGGGAGCCCCTCTTGGTTCGCCAAGGGGGGTTTTCTTTTGTGCGCTATGCAGAGGCCTATCTCTTATGCTATGGAGGGGCTCTGGGATTAATAGCTTGCCAGACCGCCCCAGCGGACGATGCACAGACTGGTAAGCGACTTGTGCATAAAGGATATGAACATGGGTTCTACAACTTTCTCCGGTCCGGTTACCTCCACCAACGGCTTCGTCGGCGCTGTTACCGGCAACATCACTGGCAACGTTACAGGTAACGTTACAGGCGACCTCACCGGCCGCGTGTTTGGCACTGTCACGACCCGCTCGGGCGCTGGCGCTGTTCCGATCACGGCTGGCACTGTCCGCCTCACCACGACTGGTGCTGACGCCCTGACGCTAGCTAACGGCGCGAATGGTCAGATCCTGACAATTGTGATGGTTGTTGACGGCGGCGACGGCACTCTGACCCCGACCACGAAGACTGGTTTCTCGACCATCACCTTCAACGACGTGGGCGATAGCGTCACCCTTCAGTATTTCACAACGCTGGGTTGGATGATCGTTTCCAACTATGGCGCGACGGTTGCCTAAGGCATATCGCCTTTCGCAATTGATGTGATATAAGCAGGCGACCGTCTGAGGCCCCCTACCCCTCAAGCCTTAGGCGGTCACCTTCTCCGAAGGAGATTTCAACATGATGGGTGATAAACTTGGCTATCAAGTGGTTAACAACACAACCACCACGATTAAGCCCACCCCGGCCGGTTTCTTCGGCCTGTCCGTCACTGGCGCTGGCAACGTAACCGTCTACGATAACGCATCTGCTGCAAGCGGCGTGGTGCTGTACACTAAGACTGGTGCAACGGCTGGTGAGACAGTACACTTTGGCGGCAACGGCATCGCAGCCAACAACGGCCTGACTGTCATCACGACCGGCACCGTTGTGGTGATGTACACGTAAGGGTAAACGAGCATGGCTAACGTCAAGATTACAGATCTCACAGCGGCCTCTACCCCGCTTGCCGGGACAGAGCTTTTTGAGACTGTTCAGGGCGGCACCAGCAAGAAAGTAGCAGCAAGCGACATTGGCAACAGCGCCAACGCGCTTCCCTACGCCTCGCTCTCTGGCCGTGCTTATATTTCTGCGCAGAGCAACACTGACCAGACGGGCAGCGTGTCTGCGGCAACGGCTGTTAAAATCGAGACCACCGACTTTAGCTCTGGCATCTCGATTGCAAACAACGGGTCGGGTAACCCAACGCGCATCACGTTTGCGGCTGCGGGTACATACATGATTGCACCGAGCATTCAATTTAAGAACACTGATACCAGCGACCACGATGCGACTGTCTGGTTCCGCAAAAACGGCACCGATATTGCCAGTTCTGCCACAATAGTGAACGTGCCCAAAGACGCTGATGGCGGTGCTGCGTTCTTCCAGATTGTGTTTTACGTCCAAGTGACGGCTGCCCAATATGTTGAAGTTATGTGGCTGCCAGAGAACGCAAACGTCACGCTGGACTATATCGCCGCTGGGGCAATTGCTCCTGCCATTCCTTCTGTCATTGTTTGCTCTGAACGGATCGCCTGATGCCAAGTGGTTTCACCTTCGACCTAAAAGCACGTCAGGCGCGGGATGAAATCAATGACGCCCTTGGGCAGCGCATAAAGGATCTTGGCCCTCCGCCTAACCAGCAGCCAATGCAATTGCCCGGCAATCCGCAGATCACGCCGCAAGGCATGGCGTTTTCTGGTCAGCAGCAGATCGGCCCCGGCATGCTTAGCGGCAATGCTATGATGGGCCCCAGTGGCTTTCAGGGTGCATCAGCAAACTACGGCATGCCTTTGGCTGGCGGTCAGCTCAATGTTGGCGCATCTATGGACCCGCGCATGCAGATGGGTCAATTGAACGCCCAGTATCAGCGTGGCCCCTTCAGCGCTGGTGTAAACTATCAGCCCGGACAAGGTGTTTCTGGCGGTCTGCAATATCGCCGCGCCTTCCAAGAGGGCGGTCTGGCCACATCGCTGCGCAATGACCCTGTATACCATGACCGTGACGTTGAGTTCCTCAACACGCGCAACCAGCGCATGCGTGAGGTCGCTGGCAAAGAGCCATACGCTAAGGGCGGTCTCGCTATGGCTGAGGGCGGTGCATGGACACGCAAGGAAGGCAAGAACCCTGAGGGCGGCCTCAATGCCAAGGGGCGTGCGTCTCTGAAGGCGCAGGGCCATGACATCAAGCCACCAGTTTCGGCCAAGCAGGCCAAAAAGTCTCCCAAGGCGGCCGCTCGTCGTAAGAGCTTCTGCGCTCGGATGAGCGGCATGCCCGGACCAATGAAGGACGAGAAGGGTCGCCCGACGCGCAAGGCCCTGTCTCTTAGAAAGTGGGACTGCTAATGAGCGACTTTGCTGTAAAACCCGTTTGGGAAAAGAAGCGGCCGAAGGATCTCGGCAAGCCTAAGTCATTGTCTGTAAAGAAGAAAAAGTCTGCCAAGGCGCGTGCTGCTGCTGCTGGCCGACCCTACCCCAACCTCATTGATAATATGGCGGCAGCCCGCAAGAAAGGTAAGTAACATGGACGGTTTTAAGAACACGACCAAGACGCAATACACCACCACTGCGGGCCGCGCTTTTGCCCGTGGCGGCATGACTGTCAGCCGCGCTGATATGCCCGATGGCGAAGGCCCGATGAACAAGCCTGCCATGGTTGCCAAGTACGCCAAGGGTGGTCACGTCAAGAAGGCTGAGCAGAAGATCGGCCGGGTGATGGAAGAGTTCACCAAAGGCAAGCTGCACAGCGGCTCGAAGGAAGGCCCGAAGGTCAAGAGCACCAAGCAGGCTGTGGCCATCGCTCTGAACGAAGCCCGCGCTGCCGGTGCCAAGATCCCGCGCGTGAAGAAGAACTTGGGAGGCGCAATCACTGAAGCTGAATATAGCGCAATGAAGAACGCAATGAAGTCTGCTGAAGCTGATGACGCGTTGATGGCTCGCATGACGCCAAAAGAATTGGCTATGGGCCTGAAGGGCATTCGCATGGCTCGTGAGCGTCTCGGCAAGCGCGAAAGCGGCAAAGCTTCGCCTGAAATGGTTGTGCGCAAATATGAAAGCGTAGTGGCTGAACCAATTGGCAAAAACCTTCGTGGTTTGGGTGCGATCACTGAGAAAGAGCGGAGCGCAATGCAAGCTGCAATGCCCGCTCGCAAAGGTGTTCCCGCTTCTAGCCGTGAGCCAATCATCTCTGATCGCATGCGTGAAGTCGGCCGGTCCATTGGCATGAACAAGGGTGGCATGGCTTGCGGCTACAAAAAGGGCGGCCTATCGGTTATGCCGAAGGGTAAAGGCGGTAAGTGCTAAACAAGGGATATGGGGCGGTTGACTTGTGATCGACCGCCTCTTCCTGTATAACCCTGATGCCAGAAATGCCTGCTCAAGCTAGTAGGCTGCTGACTAAAACCAGCGAGCAGGATTGATGGCTTACAGCAACACGGTATCTCAGACGGTCTTTAACACGCGGAAGGTGATCGAAAACGCCATCCGCCGCTGCAAGCTGCCTGCTGAAAGCATTACCGCTGAATACGTCGATATTGCGAACGATCAGCTCTATCTGCTGCTGTCGGATCTCGCTAACCAAGGCGCGCCTCTGTGGTGCATCGAGAAGCAAATCATCCCGCTTTATGATGGATATGGCGATGTCACCCTTGATACCAAGGTCGTTGACATCCTGAACAGCAATTTCCGCCAGCTTCAGACCGTTAGCGGTACGAATACAACGACATCGACCACGCACACCATCTCGTTTGGCGGTGATACGTTCGTCACGACGGTCGGCATCAAGTGGACCGCTGCATCTGTGCCGATTGCTATTGAGCGCTCGGAAGATAATATCACTTGGACAATCATTCAGACCGAAACACCAGTTGCTACGTCAGGTGAGTGGACTTGGTACGATCTCGAAAGCTCTATCGCCACGCCGTATTTCCGCGTGCGGGCAACAACCGGCACTCTAAGTTTCTCTCAGATTTACACCGGCAACACGCCGACCGAGATCCCGTTGGCGCGCATGAACCGCGACGACTACACGAACCTGCCGAACAAGAGCTTTCAGAGCAATCGTCCCCTGCAATACTGGTACGACCGCCTCATTCCGAACCCGATTATGCACTTGTGGCCGGTTCCGAACAGCGGCGCTGACACTTGCCAGCTTGTTTTGTGGATACAGCGCTACATTATGGACGTTGGCACCATGACGCAGGAGATTGAGGTGCCTCAGCGCTGGTATGAAGCCCTTGTGGCCATGCTGGCAGCCAAAATGGCGATGGAAATTGTCGAAGTTGACGTGAATATGATCGGTTTGTTGGACGCAAAGGCCCAGCAGGCGCTGTATGTGGCGCAGGCAGAGGAGCGCGACAACTCTCCGATGATGATTGCGCCGAATATCAGCATGTATACGAGGTAATATGGGAATTTATCTCGACACACGTGGCAAAAGCACCCTTGGGATCGGGATCTGCGGCCGTTGCTCGCGTAAATTCTCGCTGGATGAGCTCTATTCGGACCCAAATTACCCCGGATTGAAGGTCTGCAAGGTAGATATGGACGAATATGACCCATATCGCCTGCCTGCACGCCAGCCTGAGAAGATTGCGCTGCGTTTTGCGCGTCCTGACACGCCAATCAACACAGATCCGCTCGGTTTACCGACCGAAGACGACAGCTATTTCCTCGTCACAGAGGATTACGAAGATTATTTGGAGCCGTAAATGACAACAGTTCCCTCAAATCTGGTTCCGACGCGCATTTCGCAGCTCACCGAGTACGACGGTCTGAGCCAAGATGGGTATCTGCCTTATGTCCTCAACGGCGTCACTTATAAGGTCCGCTTCGGCAACATCGCGTCTGTCGGCGCTGTGCCATCGAGCCGCACAATCACTGGCGGCGGCGGTCTCACTGGTGGCGGCGATCTTACTGCTAACCGCGTCATTTCTATTGCTAATGGCGGGGTGGGCTATTCTCAGCTTGCTGATAGCGGCGTCGTTGCTGGCACCTACGGCTCGGCTTCTGAGATCCCGGTTTTACAAATTGATGCAAAGGGCCGCGTAGAGATTGCCTCTACCACGCCGATCAGCCTGTCTGGTTACGTTCCGACTAGCCGCTCTATCACTGCCGGTGATGGTTTGACGGGTGGTGGTACGCTGGCTGCTGACCGCACCATTTCGCTTATTCTGTCTACTGCCACGCCACAATCTGGCGGCAACCCGTCTGCTGGTACAAGCACCACGGCTGCGCGTGATGACCACGCTCACCCGGCTGTCGATCTATCGAATGCTGCGGAAACCACAGGAGTGCTCCCCTTGGACCGTGGCGGCACCGGCAGCAGTTTATCCCCTGTTGCCGGTGCCATCCTATACAGCGATGGCTCGAATGTTAACATGTCCAATCCGGGCAGTAACAATCAAGTCTTTTTCTCAACGGGCGGTAGCGCACCGACTTGGCGCACCATTACGACTAGCGTTTCAGGTCTGTCTTTTGGCATTTCTGGTGCTAATTGGTCGCTATCTGGGACGCTTGGTATAGCCAGTGGGGGTACGGGCGCAACAACTGTTGATGCTGCTCGCATTAATCTTCTGCCGAGCTACGGTGGTAACGGCGGCCGGGTTCTTGGTCTTAACCCAAGCGCAACGGCTGTCGAATGGATTAGCGTTGCTGGGGCTGGCACTGTCACTAGCGTACAAGTTTCTGGCGGCACGACCGGCCTGACCACAACTGGCGGCCCGATTACGGCTGCTGGTACGATTACTCTGACAGGCACGTTGTTCACGACCAACGGCGGCACAGGCCTCAGCAGCTACACGGCTGGCGATATGCTGTATTACGCAGCAGGCGACGCCATGACGAAGCTGGCTCTGGGCGCGTCCACGCACATCCTGACATCGAGCGGCTCTGCCCCTCAGTGGTCTGACCCGACGACGATTACGGTTGGCAATGCGACCAATGCCGTAAACGCAACAAACGCAACGAATGCCACCAACGCGACCAATGCGACGAACGCTACGACGGCGACCAACATTGCAGGCGGCGCGGCTGGCTCAATCCCGTATCAAACTGCATCTGGCACGACTGCTCTTCTTGCTGCGGGCACAGGCGTCCTGATCGGTGGCTCGACACCGTCTTACACTGCCTCGCCCTCGCTGACGCAGGTGACGGTCGCTGCTGACCCGACGCTCGCTCTGCAAGTGGCGACCAAGCAGTACGTGGACACGCTGGTGTCGTCTGGCATCACGTACCACCAAGCGGTAAAATATGAGGTGCCGAACAGCACTGGCAACCTCAACGCCACGTATAACAACGGCACGGCCGGTGTGGGTGCAACTCTGACCAACGCTGGCACACTGGCTGCATTTGCGCCCGACGGGCCGACTGCACAGGTCGGTGATCGCATCCTGATCTACAACCAGACCAATGCCTTCGAGAACGGCGTCTACGAGGTCACAACGGTCGGCAGCGGCTCTGTCGCTTGGGTGCTGACACGCACGACTGACGCTGACAGCTACGGCCTGAAAGACCCGAATGCTCTCGGTGAAGGCGACGCCTTCTTCGTCACGTCCGGTAACACGGGCGCTGGTGAAACCTATGTCTGCACCACGCAGGGCACGATCACCTTCGGTACGACGGCGATCAACTTCTCGCAGATCTCTTCTGCGCAGATTTACAGCGCTGGCACTGGTCTGACCCTGACTGGTACCACGTTCAGCCTAACGACCCCGGTTGCGACCACGCTGGGCGGCACGGGCCTGACCACGTTCACTGCAAACGGCGCGGTCTATGCTACGTCAACCAGCGCGCTGACCACTGGCACCCTGCCGGTTAACGCAGGCGGTACGAGCTTCACCAGCTACACCGACGGCCAAATCCTGATCGGTAAGACGGACGGCTCGCTTGCTAAGGCAACTGTCACGGCAGGCACAAGCATCTCGGTCACCAACGGCGACGGCAGCATCACGATTGCCAACACGGCTCCCGACCAGACAGTTGTTCTGACAGGCGGCACAGGCATCTCGACCAGCGGCACGTACCCGAATTTTACGATCACGAACACCGCGCCAGATCAGGTTGTCGGATTAACTGCTGGTACGAATATCAGTATCACCGGCACTTATCCAAACTTCACGATTGCCAGCACAGGCGGATCTGGGACGGTCACAAGCGTTTCTGGTACCGGATCGGTCAACGGCATCACGCTGAGTGGTACGGTAACGTCCAGCGGTTCTATTACGCTGGGTGGCGCTCTAACGGGCGTTAGCCTGACCACACAGGTGACTGGCACGCTGCCAGTTGCCAATGGCGGTACGAATAGCACCGCAACACCAAGCGCAGGCGCTGTTGCTTATGGCGACGGCACTGCATACGCATTTACCAGCGCTGGAACTGCTGGGCAGGTTCTGCTATCTAACGGCACGTCCGCCCCGTCGTTTGGCGGGATTGATGGAGGTACATTCTAATGGCACAGTCTGGCTACACGCCTATTCAACTTTATCGCACATCGACTGCCAGTGCGATCCCGACTGCTGGCAATTTGGCAGCGGGTGAGCTTGCCATCAACTTGAACGACGAAAAACTGTATTTTAAGAACGCGAGCGGCACTGTTACGCTGCTGGCGTCCAGCGCGGGCGCAAGTGGGACGGTTACTAGCGTTGCCTTCAGTACAGGCACAACCGGACTGACAGTTAGCGGATCTCCAATTACAAGTTCTGGGACTATCACTCTTGCTGGTACGCTTGCTGTGGCTAACGGTGGCACTGGTGTAACAACCAGCACTGGTTCTGGCTCTGTTGTTCTCTCTACCTCTCCAGCTCTAACCACGCCAAACTTGGGAACCCCGTCTGCTGCTACGTTGACAAATGCCACAGGCTTGCCCCTAACCACAGGCGTGACTGGCACGCTTCCGGTCGCAAACGGCGGCACAGGGGTTACGACCTCTACTGGGTCAGGTAATGTCGTTTTGAGCACCAGCCCGACGCTGACAACGCCTGTTTTGGGTGCTGCATCGGCTACAAGTATCGCATCAGCGCTTGGCGCTGTCGGTACGCCATCTTATACGTTTACTGGCGACCTAGACACCGGGATGTGGTCCCCTGCTGCAAATACGCTTGCTTTCAGCACTAACGGAGCAGAAGTTGCGAGATTGACTAGCGCGGGCTACTTGGAGGCCGTTTATTCAGACGAGGTAGTGGCTCTAGGTAATAGCGGCACGGCGACCACGATTAACCTCTCTTCGGGTAACGTCTTTACGGCAACCCTTACTGGAAACTGCACTTTTACGCTGACTGGCGCTAATGCAAACTCAAATCGAGGATCTTCCTTGACGCTGATCCTAACAAACGATGGTACCGCTGGGCGTACAGTAGCATGGTCTGGCGGCTCGTTCCGTTTTCCCGGCGGCGCTGCATCGCTTTCCCGCACCACAACGGCGAATGCTGTTGACATTTGGGTGTTTTTTACGCCAGATCAGGGCACGACATGGTATGGCAACATTTCCATGAAGAACATGACAGCCTAATGGAGGAGCACCCAATGGCTTTGACAACTGATCAAGAAGCGCAAGTTAGCATGCAAATTCAAGTTGAGAATGCGCGCCATGCTAACCAAATGGCAGCAGAAGCAAGTCGTGTTCGCCTTGAGTTGGTGCGCCTTGCTAAAGAAACACTCATTGAAAACGCGCGCAATAAGCCTGCGGAAGAGAGTGCTATTTCTGCGGCAGACATCACATCGTTTGCGGAGCAGCTTGCATCATATATTGATGCGTGATGGAAGCGTTCGCTTATTTTCCGGCGCTCGTCTATCGTGATGAGCGGCCGGACTTAGCTGAGGCTGTTTTATCTGACTGCGTGCAGCAGTTAAACGCAGTGAGAAATCCCGTTTACGGCTTGTGTCAGTCAAGCAACCTTCAGCACATTCCGGCATTTAGGCAGATATGCGATTATCTGCTTACCACATCTGTGGGCATTTTGCGCGAGCAGGGCTACGATACGAATAAATACGATTTTTATCTTTCTGGCTTGTGGGCGCAAGAAATAGCAAATGGATCGGGTACAAACGTGCATCTGCACAAGAGCAGTCAAATATCAGGTTGGCTGTTCTTAGAAACGCCATCGTCTTGCGCTTATCCAATTTACTACGACACTCGCGCAAACAAGCCTATGATAGAGTTGGATTTTCAGCAGGGCGACGACATAACAAATGCCACAAGCGCGGTGCACTTTGATAATCCGCACCCCGGCTCAGTGTTTTTTGCCAACTCTTGGATGCCGCATCAATTAACCGGCAGTCAGGCGGAAAGCCCGACGCGTTGCCTGCATTTTATTGTATCTCACAGGGAGCGGTTATGCAGCACCTGCTGACGCCATATTCTACGCGAATTGAGCCATTTGTTTGGTGGGAAGGCGCGTTTACGGAGGAGCAACTAAACTGGCTTCAACAAAAAGCTCAATCAGCTTCTCAGGAGGCGATTGTTGGTTTGGGAAACAATCAAATTGGTGTTGAGCCGAAAATTAGACGGTCAAACATTGCGTGGCTGCACAAAAACGATGAATGTGCGTGGGTTTTTGAGATCCTTGCAGACATAGTTTCAGACGTAAACGCGCGTTATTTTAGGTTTGATTTGACCGGCTTTGGGGAGCCATTGCAGCTCACTAATTACGAACAGGCTGTCCAAGGAATGTACGGGTGGCATCAGGATTACAACACCAAGGTAAGCCGTAAACTTAGCTTAGTGGTGCAGTTAACTGATCCTTCGGAATACGAAGGCGGCAATCTCGAAATATGCACACAGGCGGAGCCTCACGTTGTTCGCAAGCAGCGGGGGCTTGTTGCTTTGTTTCCGTCTTACGTTCTTCATCAAGTCACCCCTGTCGTAAAAGGAAGCCGCCAATCGTTAGTGGCATGGGTGTCTGGGCCAGCGTTTCGATGAACATTGAATGCACCGACTTCATTGGAATTTATCGGGATGTGTATCCCGAGGGCTACTGTGAGCATCTCATCGAGGAGTTTGAACGCTTAATTGGTAACGGAGCTGGTAGTGATCGGCGCGTAAGTGAAGGAGCTATTAAGCATCGCAAAGACGATCTTCAGCTTGGGTTGAATTTCGGGGTTCACTCTGTGCGTAATTTCAATGAATTTAACACGACCCGAATGTTTTTCGACGGTCTACAGAAATGCTATGATGACTATTTGCAAAGGTTTTCTGTTCTATCTGATGGGGTAGTTAGAGGAACTGCAATGAAGCTCCAGCGGACTGATCCGGGGGGTGGTTATCATGTTTGGCATAGTGAGCAGGGTAATGGCGAACACGCGGATCGCGTTCTCGTATATATGCTTTATCTTAACACGCTTGGCGGAGAAGACGGGGGAGAAACCGAATTTTTATACCAACGCAAGCGTATTGGACCTGAAGCCAACACCATGCTATTGTGGCCCGCAACATTTACCCACGCACATCGGGGTAATACGGTTCTTGGGCAGACGAGTAAGTATGTCGTAACCGGATGGTTTTACTACGAGTGAGGTTGATATGGCCATTGGCACTACCAAAGTAACCATGTTTGGCGGCGCTACGCTGACACCGGGCGGATCGCAAACATTTAACGCATCTGGCACTTGGACCGCGCCTTTGGGGATTAGTTCCGTAACGCTGGTCGGCAGAGGTGGTACGGGAAATCCGGGCTCTAGCGGAAATCCCGGCGTCCGAGGCGGTGGCGGCGGTGGTGGGGGCGGTGCGGGCCCTGCTGCGGGATATAATTCGCCTGTCTATCAAGGGCAGCCCGGAGGCCCTGCGTATCCCGGTGGTGGGGGCGGAAGCGCAGGGAGTGCAGGTGGCCCTCCTTTGTACAACACGCCCGGCAATCCGGGTAATCCGGGTGGCAGTGGCGGCCCCGGTTGTAGTGGAAATCCGGGATCTACCGGAAACCCCGGTCCAGCTTCTAACGCTATTTCTAAGTCTTTTCCCGGCGGCTCGGGAGGCAATGGCGGCTCTGGCGGCGGCGGAGGTAGCGGAGCTAGTGGCGGCGGCGGCGGCGGCGGAAGCTCTCAAAATGTTTGCGGAACTCCCGGATATGGCGGCGCTGGCTGCCCTTATGGCCCGAGCACTTATTCATGTTCTGGTGCGCCGGGTTCATGCGGCGCTACTGGTGGAACTAGCCCCTATTGCCCCGGCGGCCCCGGTTTCGGCGGCGGCGGAGGTGGCGGCGGAAAAGGCGGCGCTGGCGGCGGTGGATACGTAGGTAAAGGTGGCGGCGGAGGTGGCGGAGGCTACCCCGGCAGTGGGGGTAATTCCGGCGGCTCAGGTCAAGCGGCAAACCCGACAACCCACAATGCAGTCTCTGTAGTAGGCGGTACATCATATCCAATTAACGTCGCTTCTGGCGGTCAAGTAAACGTTTCGTGGAACCCACAATGAGTAAAAAAGCTATTAGAGAGATGGATCGCCATAACGACGAAATGTCTGTTATGGCTTCCGCAGATAGGTTTAATCGTGCGCGCTCAATTACAGTCGGCACTGCGATGAATGGCGCGATTGAGATGATGATGCGCGCAGACGGAAAGCACATCTGGGCTACGCTTAGTCCGGTAGAAGTGGTGGAGTTAATTCATCAAATGGCGGCCGGTATAGGGTGTCATATCCACATGCAGCCGCGCAATGATTTTGCAAGTTGGCGTAATTGGCGACATGCTGACGGACCTAACGGGAATGGCTTTCCGCCATTCAATGTGGGATTTCCTGAGCTTCCGCAGCAGGAAGAGAAGCTTTCTATAGAGACGGAACCAAATGGCGAAACTTTGGCAATTGAAGCGCCTAAGCAGCGGCGAAGAGTTAAGCGAGCCGCAGCTACTACCTGAAAACTGGGGGCCGGTCTTCGGTCTGGCGAACTTTGAGGATAGGCTTGGAGACTTGTCGTGGATCGGCCCTGAACACGCCGACACTGGGTGGTTTTATGTTGACGATGAACCGCCTCCACCCGAACCTGCAAGTCGAGAAGATTTGATCCGCCAAGAGGCGTGGGATCGGTTACGCGAGTGCGATTATCGCGTTTTGCCAGACGAGCCTATTACTGCGGGTAGGCGAGCTGAATGGGTTGAATATCGTAGAGAGTTGCGGCGCATCCATCAGATGAAGTCTTTTTCAGAGGACTTCAAACTGCCAAAACCCCCTGAGTGAGCCACTACCTCATCAGATTTAACAAGTCCGCAGGACAGCCGGGGCGGGGTTCGCACGAGCATGTCTGGCGTGTATTTGAGGACGGACGTGAGTATCTGGCGCGCCACGTTCGTATCCAAGTGCCAAGTTGGTCTGAGGCTGACGGCCCTGATTGGAACATCGCCTGCGACGGCCGGATGATCTTTTACTCAGACACTGACACCGCTGTTATCATAGCATGACACGCGCCTTTTTTGGTGCTATTAGATGCGGTGTTTCGCAACAAAGAGAGATTGCGCCATGATCGAACAGCTCATCAGCCGGGTCTTCTACGCCCGTAACCTTGCGCACTTTGAGCATTGGCGCGTTTCCGACGCAGACGAAGAGTATGGACGCGGCAGCTACGCAAAGCACGTGGCGCTGGGCGCGTTCTACGACGATGTGATTGACGCTCTGGATAGCCTCGTGGAGGCCTATCAGGGCGCGTTTAAGCTTATTGGGGCAATCCCAGCCCCAGAAAGTACCCCCAGCGATGCCTTAAAGGCGCTGGAGGCAGATGCTAAATGGATCGAGGAGCACCATGAAGACATCTGTCAGGGCAATCGGGCTGTCGCTAACCTGATTGATACCCTGACGGGTGTTTACCTGTCGGCCATCTACAAGTTGAGGAACTTGAAATGATGGAGGGTATTGGTGGCCTCGTTAAAAGAGCTGGATAACCGACTAACTGCCGTAGAGATCAAAGAGGCTGAGCACTGGAAAGAGGCCATCATCCGCATCAAGCGGCTGGAGGCTATCCTGATCGCGTGCTCTGGGGGCATTATCGCCCTGCTCGTCAACTATTTGGCTAAGTGACATGGTTAATAAACGCTATCTCGCACTTGTCGCTGTGGGCTGGTCGAGCCTTGTGCTCGCTCAAACCACGAACTATGTCTATGACACCACCACCAACAGCACAGCGACCAGCACAAACACCAACGTCAACACGTCGACCAGCACGGCGACAAACAACAATAATAATGTGAATACCTCGACCAGCACGTCGGTTAACACGAACAACAACATCCAGTCTGGAACAGCGACGAACATCAATCAGAACACGTCCACATCGACCGCGACGAACAACAATTTCAACACGGACATTTCGACCAGCACCATTAATCAGTCGATAAACAGCACATCGACCAGTACGATTAATAGTACCAACCTCAACACCAATCGTAACTTCAATGACAGCACGTCGTCTTCGACGAGCGTCAACACGAACCGCAATTTCAACGATAGCACGTCGACCAGCTCGTCCACATCGACAAACCTGAACACCAACGTGTCGACCAGCGAGAGCACCAACCTTAACACGAACATCAACGACAGCCGCTCGGTCAACACGAACGTAAACCAGAGCACGTCGGCCAGCACGTCCGAAAGCACGAACGTCAACAAGAACACGAACGTCTCGGACAGCAAGAGTTATAGTGAGAGCAACTCAAACCAGAGCGTGACGCAGAAAATCACCTCTCCGCCACCCTCAGCCATCGCTCCGAGCATGATGAGCTACAGCCAAGACCTTTGCACCACAGGCGTCTCTGGAGCCGTCCAAACGCAAATACTCGGCATCTCTGGCGGCAAGACCATCCGCGACAAGAACTGCGAGGCGCTGAAGCTCTCCAAGACGTTGTACGACATGGGCATGCGCGTGGCTGCTGTGTCTCTGCTTTGTCAGGATGACCGCGTATTTAACGCGATGAAGATGGCCGGGACACCGTGTCCGTTCGAGGGCAAGATCGGCAAGGAGGCCTCTGCGGCATGGGACGAAAAAGAAAAGTCCAAGCCCTCCTCGCGGCGCTGATCGCCACGCCACTGTCGGCGCAGGACAACCTGCTCGTTAACGGTGGCTTTCAGCAGGGCCTTGCGGGTTGGTCGGAAAGCGGCCCCGGCGGCGTTTATGACGGCTGCGGCCCGGCCGGTGGGTATTGTTATGTCTTCTCATACGCTACTGGCGTAGTGCAGCAGACCGTGACAACGCAGGCCAATTATACCGGTTTTATCGTTGGGTTCGAGTATCGCCTGCCCTGCAATAACAGCATCGGCGGGTACTGCACGAACCCTAACGGGCCGCAGGATTGGCTGACGGCAAACCTTAATCTGTATCTTGGCGGCGAGCCTGTGCAGTCGGTTCCGCTGTTAAGCGTGCAGGCGTATCAGCCCAACTATTCTGTTTTCTCTCTGTCTGGCACTGCGTCGGCCTTCGACACGGCGACCATAACCTTCACTGGACAGGACGTTGGCTTCTGGGCTGGGCCGTATGGGCCGCAGATCGACCGCGTCAGTCTGTCGTTTGAGAACGCAGCACCATTGCCGCAAGAGCCCGCTGTGCCGGTGCCCGACGCAGTTAATCCAGCGCCTGATGTCGCGCCTGATCCTACCGAAGAGGTGACGCAAAGCGAGCCTGTGCAAGAGATGGCAGTCGAAGAGGCCGTGCAGGAAGAGGTTGTTGTCGCTGAGACGCAGGAAGAAGAGGTCGTTTCTGACGATGTTGTCGTGCAGGAAGAGGTCGACGAGAACCAAGCAGAAGACGCGAACGACGAGCCGTTAAGCCCTGATCAACTTGCGGCGCTGGCTGCTGGAGATGCACCGGGCGCGCCAACTGATGCAGAAGTGGCCGAGGCCGTTGACGCCGTAGGGGAACAGGCCGCTGAAGCGGCGCGTGCGGAGCAGTCAGGGCCGGATCAGACCGCCGCCATTACGGTTGAAACACGCCGAGATCGCAACGTAGAGTTTTTCCAGCGCGAGGCGGTCGAAGAGGCTGACCTGTTCCCGCGCGAGACCGTCCTGCAAGCCAGCCTGCAAAGCGTGGCATTCGTGGCGCAGGCTGATGCGCAGTACGCCGCGCAATATGGAGAGCAAACCACGACTGAGACGGTCGGCGTGACCTATACGATCCAGCCAACTGAGGGTCCGACGTTCGCGCCTGTGATCACGACTGTCATCGGCAGCGACACGACCACGCCGTCTGGGCAGGCGCAGCAGCTTGAATTACTGGGAATGCAGGGGGAGCTTGCATCTGGAGAGCCCAAGGACATCGGGGACGTAAACACCCAAGACGGTGAGACTATGGCGCAGCTTGCGGCTGTGCCTGCCGGGTACAGTGCCTACACGCAGGCGCGCATCCCTGATCTGCCGTTCTATCAACCCAAAGACATCTACAAAGGCCGTCGCATACCAGACGCCAATTTGGCCCTATACCGCATGATGCAGGGGCAGGATCAGCGCTGGAATGAAATGGTGGAGGACCAATATGAATGACGAAGAAAAAACTGAAGGGACTTCAGTTGAGATTGGTGGCATCAAGTTTACTGGCGGTAAGCTTTTTGTTGTTTTCACTGCTCTCTCTACTGCTGCTGGCTCGCTCTGGGCCGGTTTCGAGGTTTATCAGCAGTTTCTCAATATGAAGGAGGTCACTGCGACCTACGCATCTATGGGCGACGAGTTTGCTCAAATGAAAGAACAGCAGGCCAGCAACGAGCGCATGATCCGCATGAACTTGGAGACCACCAAGTACCTGTCGGACAACCTTGCATCGCTATCCTCGAGCCTTGGTAGCAGCGTGATGAGCGCTCGCCAGACGGTCGATGCCGTGACCGCTCGGACCCAAGTGTCAGAGAGGGAGACATTGCAATCTCAACGTGCTATTATACAAGAGCTTCGCGCTCAGGACATTGAGCAGCAGCGCCGGGTTAAAGAATTGGAAGCGCAGGTGAACGACAAGATCACCAAGACGCTGGCCAACCCGCTGGCCGAAAGGGACAATTGATGAGCTTCTGGGATCGCTTTGAGAGTAAGCAAGAGGGCATCGAGGACACAATCGAGTTCACGATCCGCATGGCTGTCGTCACGCTGGCGATGGTCATCCTTGTTGTGGTGGCGGCAATGGTCGCTGGTATGTTCGTGTCGAACGACATTGTGGACAGCGAGAAGGTCTTCGAGATCATCGGTCCCGCGTTCAACACAATTGTGGGGGCCTTTGTGGGCTTGCTGGGCGGCTTGAGCCTGAATGCCAACGCTCGTGACGCAAAGCCTGAAGAGCCTGTTGAGCCAGCCCCTGTTGATGACAGCCCAGTAGCACCTACACCCGTTGCTGCTAACGAAACCTTCTTTTCTAACACCAAAGAAGAGCCTGTCGAGTTGACCGAAGCTGTCGATGACGACGACGATGATGACCTCGCCCCGTGGGAGAAATATCGGAACGACCTGCGGTATGACTTGAACGGCGACGGCGTGGTTGATGAAAACGATTTTCCGGCATGGCGCGATAACCTGAGAGGTCCACAATGAGCCTTGTAAACCTTCAGCAGAAGATCGGAGTAACGGCAGATGGTGCGTTTGGTCCGGGCACGCTTAAAGCGGCTGCCGCTTTTTATAAGCTATCACCTAATCGCGCTGCGCATTTCTTTGCTCAAACTGCGCATGAAAGCGGGAACTTTAAAACGTTCTCCGAGAACCTAAACTACTCTGCCAAGGGCCTTCGCGGCATCTTCGGCAAGTACTTCCCGACCGACGCCATGGCCCGCGCGTACGAGCGCCAGCCGCAGAAAATAGCCAACCGCGTTTATGCCAATCGCATGGGCAATGGTGACGAAGCGTCAGGCGAGGGTTGGCTTTTTCGGGGCAGGGGTGCCCTCCAACTCACGGGCAAGGCGAATTTCAAAGCGTTCTCCGATTACATCAATCGCCCCGATGTGATGACCAACCCTGATCTGGTGGCTGGCGAACTCTGCTTTGAAAGCGCCCTGTGGTTCTTCGACAAGAACAAGCTGTGGGGCATCTGCGATCAGGGCATTAACGACGCTGCCATTTTGGCTCTAACAAGGCGCATTAATGGCGGCACCCATGGTCTTGATGACCGCAAAGCAAAGACCAAGAAGTACGCGACTTGGCTCTAAGGAGATCGACATGAAGATCAAGAACCTCATCAAAGACGTTGTTGCCAAGCAGGCGACTAAGTCTGTCATTGGCAAGACGCTGCCGATTGGTGCTGCGAAGGGCCTATCGAAGGGTAAAATGACCTTTGGCGCTCTCGTGGTTGCGATTGCTGCTTTGGTATTTGAGTATCTCTCCTGACCGTGGCTTTTTGCCATAAAATGCTGTAGGACACGCCGATGGCACAGACGATGACGTTCACGACGCTCCAAGAGGACATCCGGCGCTATCTGGAGCGCGGTGCCACTTATGCGTCCGACCCTGTTGTTTACGAGCAGATCCCGCGCCTGATTAACCTTGCAGAGCGGCGCATTTCGCGTGAACTCAAGATCCAAGGTTTCATCAACGTTGTGACCGGCACCCTGACTGTCGGTCAGTCTGTATATAGCAAGCCTGATCGCTGGCGTGACACGGTGTCGATCAACATCGGCACTGGCAACCAGAACAACACCCGCAAGGTGCTTTTCAGCCGCGCCTACGAGTATCTCTTGAGCTATTGGCCTGACCGCACGGCAACCGACCAGCCAATCTTCTACAGCGATTATGACTATGATCACTGGCTGATCGCGCCGACGCCGGACGAAGAATATCCGTTCGAGATCCTGTATTACGAACTGCCGCCGCTGCTTGACGATGTGGTCCAGACCAACTGGCTCACCGAATATGCGCCGCAGCTTCTGCTTTATGGCTCGCTGCTCGAGGCAACGCCGTTCCTCAAGAATGATGAGCGCATCAACGTCTGGCAGCAGATGTACGACCGCGCAGCCGCAATGCTCAATGGCGAGGATCTCGCCAAGATACTCGACCGCTCTGCGGTTCGTAAGGAGGCCTAATGACCAACACGTACACACAGGTCTTCGGCGGGACGACGATTTACCCGTCAGACGTGTCTTATCTGGCGTTGCCACTGACTGCCGACACGCCGCTTGAATGGCCTCTGGAGAGCAGCACGAGCGAATATCCGGCCGCAAGCATCATTGATGTGACGCCGACTGGCGCATATTCGATCATCATGCCGCCTGCCGATCAGACAGGCACCGGCCAGACCATCCTGTTCAATAATCTTGGTCCGAACACGATCACGATCAAGAACAACGCGGGCGGCACGCTGGCATCTATCGCGCAGGGCGAGCAATGGCAGCTTTACCTGACGAGCAACACGACGGCGGCCGGTTCGTGGCGCGTGTTCCGTTATGGCGCAGCAACCGCTCAGGCGCAGGCTTCTGCACTGGCTGGCTACGGGTTGACGGCAACTGGTTCGACCCTGTCTCAGTCCACCCCTGTCACGCTGTTCAATGCCAACTACACGTCTGGCGCGACTGATCGTGCAAAGGCTTATGTATGGACTGGTGGCCTCGGCACGTTCACGCTGCCTTCTGCCTCGGCTGTTGGTAACGACTGGTTTGTTTCAGTACGTAACGAGGGTGCTGGTAACTGCGTTATTACGCCTCAGGGCCTTGAGACAGTAAACAGTGCGCCGACGCTAACATTGGTGCCGGGCGATAGTATTACGGTCATCACCGATGGCACAAACTGGTTTACGCTGGGTCTCGGCCAAAGCGCTGTCTTTGCTTTTGACTATACGTCGATCAACATTGCCGGTGAGAGTGGTGATTACGCCCTGACTGGTTCTGAACTGAACCGCATCGCGTATCAGTTTACGGGTGCCTTGGCTGGTAACGTTGAGATCGTGGTGCCCAAGACGACGCAGCAATACTGGGTCTACAACAACACGACGGGCGGCTCCTATACCCTACGCGTTAAGACCAACACTCAAACGCCGGGCGTCCTTGTGGCTCGAGGTTCGCGCGCAATCTTGTATTGCGATGGCTCGGATGTGGTCGATGCTGAAACAGGTGGCATTGCAACTCCTATCGCAGTGGCAGATGGCGGCACAGGGGCCACGACAGCAGGCGGAGCGCTGATCAACCTTGGCGGCACATCCGTTGGGATTGGTCTGTTCACCGCAGCAACGCAAGGCGATGCTTGGACAGCTTTAGGGGTTGCCCCTGCGGGTACTGTCAATGGTGGTGTCTTTTAATGGCTGAAAAAATCGTCCAGATTAAGTCTCTGCCCGGCATCAAGCGGGACGGGACGAAATTTGAGGGCGACAACTACGTTGACGGGCAATGGGTCCGCTTCCAACGTGGCTTGCCCCGTAAGATCGGCGGTTACCGCTCGATCAGCAAATATCTGCGCGAGATCAGCCGTGCCTTGCACGAATACACGGCAAACAGCCTCACCTATGTTCACAGCGGCTCGGCAAACTATGTCGAGCGCTTTTATATTGACGGCAGCTACAACACGTCGGTCATCACGAACCGTACACCATCCACGCTGGTCAACAACGATCAGAATATGTGGCAGTTTGATGTGGACACGGCTGTGGGCTTGGGTGGCTCTCAAATCGTGGCACAGGTTGCGCCGAACCTTGGGTGCATCTGTAATAACGATGGCGGCCAGCTTTTCTACGGCCCCCTGCTTGGCACGTCTGCCTTGCAAGAGGTGACCAACCTGCCGACAGGTTACAGCCTGACGGGTGGGGTTGTGGTCCTGCATCCGTATACCATGGCATTTGGCGACAATGGCTATGTCATGTGGTCTGTGCCGGGCGATCCGACAGACTTTACAGGTGCCGGATCTGGCGCTGCCAACATCACCGGCCAAAAGCTCGTGCGCGCCATGCCGCTGCGTGGTGGTCCCGGCAACGCGCCCTCTGGCCTGTTCTGGTCTGCTGACGCCCTTGTGCGCGCCTCCTATGTGGGTGGCGATGCCATCTTCCAGTTTGACACGATCAGCACGCAAACCTCGATCTTGGGTTCCAACACCGTCATTGAGTATGACGGGATCTTCTACTGGATCGGCACCGACCGCTTCCTGATGTTCAATGGCGTTGTTCGTGAAATCGAAAACAACATGAATATCAATCACTTCTTCGATGGCATTAACTTGCAATATCGGCAGAAGGTGTTTGCGGTAAAGGTGCCGCGCTACGGCGAAATCTGGTGGTGCTATCCTCGTGGGGATGCCACTGAGCCCAGCCATGCGGTGATCTATAACGTCCGCGAGAACACGTGGTACGATTGCGAGCTGCCGAATGGCGGTCGATCTGCTGGCATCTTCACCAGCGTGTTCCCTAAACCATTGATGACAGGCGTTATTCCGACGATCTCTGACGAGCAAATCCGCGTCACCGAAGCGAGCGACACACGCATCACGCAAGATGACAACGTCCGCGTCACGCAGGACAGCGAGATCGAGCAGTACAAGCTATGGGTGCATGAGGTTGGGACCGATGAGATCGACGGCCTGAACATCCAGCCGGTCTATTCGTTCTTCGAGACGGGCGATCTGTCGCTGCCTGTGACCAGCCAAGAAAACAAGGCATTACAAGTACTTATGGTCGAGCCTGACTTTGTACAGTCGGGTGATATGACCATGCAGATTGTAGGCCGGGCCAACGCTCGCTCGCCTGAGGTTGAGACCGAAGAGCATATTATCACTGAGACCGCCAACACGCCGCAAGAGCAGGTTGTGTACTTTAAGACACAGCGCCGTGAGCTGCGCTTCCGTTTCACCTCGAACACAATCGGCGGTGATTATCAAATGGGTCTGGTTCTGGCGCACGTACAGCCGGGAGACGGGACGGTTATCGGATGATTGACCCGCGCGGCATGACTTTACGTGACTGGGCGGATAGTGTTATATTGTCCAACGGAGATGCTTGGTCTTTCGGGAAACTGGAAGATGAGGCTAAATGGCAAGACTGGGCCGCTGGGTTTGTACGCGCGCAGCCATTTGTGCAGCGCAACCCGCCTAACCCTTATCAATTTAACGACTGGCGGGAATGGGCGATGAGAGCTTACCCGATGCTTGAAGGAAACGGTTAATGGCAAGTCCCCTTCCGCCTGAAGAACTTTCGGCTCAAGATCAATTTCTGATGACGATGCCTCTTGAGGAGCGGCAGGCCTATATGGCCGGTCTGGACGCGGCTAAGAACTTTGACCTTGGTGCATATCAGGCACAGTACCAAAAGGCTCAGGCTGCCCAAGATGCCGCGCTGAAGGCTGCGCAGGCGACAGGTCTTTCTGATCAATACACCCAGCTTTATGGTGGTGCGGACATTGTCCCCGGCATGACGCAGGGCATCTTGTCCAATCTCGGCATCGAAAACCCCTATCTTCCTGTCTACACGCTGCGTGGAAGCGCTAACAAGGGCGAGATGAGCGCAAACGAGCGTATGTCTTTTGCCCCACTTCCGGGCATGGAATATCGTCTGGTGGATAAAAACACCGGACAGGTGACGACTGCTTCCACACCTGAAGAGATCAAAGCACTGGCCGAGGCCGCGAATGCTCTCGGCAAGTCCGGCGGCGCGATGGCCAACTATGCCATCGAAAGCGGCCAAGGCGGCAATTACTCAACGATGTACGAAGATCGGCCGGACATTTCTAAGTTCGACCGTTTGGCTGGTATGGCATTGCCTGTTGCGGTTAGCTTGATCCCCGGGCTGCAAGGTGTTGGTGCTGTTTTGGCGGGTACTGGGGCTGGCGCTGCTGGGTCTGCAATTGCTGGTGGTGACCCACTCAAGGGCGCTCTTATGGGAGGTCTGACGGCTGCTGGCACGCAATTCCTTGGCCCCGTTGTGCAAAGCGCTCCAAATGCCGCTGGAAACGTTGTTGCAACAAACCTCGGTCGTGCGGTCGGTGCAGGCGCTGGCGCTACCGCTGGTGGGATTGTCACTGGTCAGCCGATTGAAAAAGCACTGATGGGCGGTGCCTTGGCTGGTGGCACAACTTACCTTGGGGGTGAGTTGTTTGGCGGCGAAGATACGCTTGCCAATAAGGTCGCTGCAAACAACCGTCTTGCGTTGTCCAATTTGGATGCAGGCATTTACAATGCTGGCTTTGATATTAATTCAGCGCTTGCACCTTATGCCGCCGGTCAGGGTGCGTTTGCGCCTCCGGGGAGCCCCGCTGTTACCCCTTGGACTGGTGGGAAAGTGCCGTCTTATACGACAAGCACTGCTCCGGCATCTGATTATGTCGTTACCGGAACTGGCGCTGGCGCTCGTCCGTCATTTACAGTTGCTCCAGCCGCAAGCACTACTCCTCGTTCTGACTATGTCGTCACCGGCAAGGAGGTTGCGAAAGAAACAACACCTACTCTTGCAGTAATTCCGGCTGCAACGACAACTAGCCCTGAAACGGTTGTTACTGGCAAGCGGGTGACCGAGGAAACAAAGCCTACGGTAACCATGCCCCCTGCAACGACAACTAGCCCAGAAACTGTCGTGACAGGAAAAAGAGAAACAACAACAACTGAGAAGCCGACGGCCACGCCGGTAGTGGGCGCGACAACTGCTCCCGGCGAAATCGTTGTTACAGCCAAAAAACCCGCAGAGCCGACTGGCCCGACAATGGTTCTTACGGTTCCCGGCGTAAAACCTTTGCCGCAGGACATTGTGGATCTTGCTGAAAAAGACACGGGTGCTGACGATAAAAGCAAATTGGATGCCAAAAAAGTGTTGGCGGCGGCCACTTTGTTGAGCGCTATCGGCGGCAGTGGCGGCGGCGGTGGTACTGGCACGGGTACTGGCACCGGAAAACTTCAGTCGATCTTTTCCGCTAAGCTTCCGAAGCCGGGTGAAGGTGGTGCATTTCAGGTTGGTGGGCTCGGTCCTCGCACGGCAGGTCCGGGTGGCACATTCTCTGCACGCCCGACAACCGACTGGTATCGCTACGGCATGGGCCCCGCCATGGACATCCCCGCTGGCACTGATCTGAGCCGGGCAACGTCGCCTTATGCTGGCTATGGACCCGGCACGCTGGGTGAAGAGACATTCCGCCGGGTAAGTGGCGCATACTCACCCTTTGCTGCACGCCATCAGTTGTTGCCCAATATGGTTAGCTCTTTAGGTCGTGACGCAACGTCTGGCGAAATTGAGGCCGCTTTGACTGGCGCAAAGACGGCTGAAGAGGCGCGTCGCATCAATCCCGGCACGGCGTATTTCGACATTGATGCTGGCACGGCACAGGCCCTCGGAGATCCGTCTCTGGTCGGCACTGTCATGTCGATCCAAGACTTGCAGCGCCGCATGGCCGCGCGTCCGATGGCGCATGGTGGTAGCATGGGCTATGCTCGTGGTTCGTCACGTAAAAGCTTTGCGGTCGAAGGCCCCGGCACTGGCCGCTCGGATGACATTCCGGCCGTCCTGAGCGATGGCGAATATGTGATTGATGCTGAGACTGTCGCTCTGTTGGGTGACGGCTCAAGCAAAGCTGGCGCGAAGAAGCTCGATGAGATGCGCGTCAATCTTCGTAAACACAAAGGCCGCAACTTGGCGAAAGGCAAGTTTAGTGTTAATGCTAAACGGCCAGAGAAATATCTGTCAGGAGGACGCACATAATGGGACTTTTTGACTTCCTGACCGAAGGCAAACCGCCCACCGCCGTGCCGGTCTCCTCGACCGAGCAAACGGTGCTGCCGGATTGGTATACTAACTATGCCATGGATATTCTGGCCAACCAGCAAGCCATCGCCGCGCGCCCGTTTCAGGCGTATGTCGATGCCAGTGGCAAGCCGATCCCGCGCATTGCTGACTTTGCGCCTGATCAGCAGCAAGGATTTCAGGCGGCCCGTGAGGGTGCGTTTGCTTTCCGACCAGAAATGGGTCAGGCGTCAAATCTGGCGCAGGCGACAACCGGCCGATCCTCTTTGGGCGCTGCACAGCCTAATTTGCAGCAGGCAGGCCAATACGCCGCATCGAGCGCTACACCGACCGGCTTGAGCATGGCACAGCCCTTCCTTGGGCAAGCAGGCCAAACATCTGTGTCGAACATCGGCGCATACATGAACCCCTACACTGAGCAGGTTGTGAACCGCATCGGTGCCTTGGGTGCGCGCACGCTGCAAGAGCAGCTTATTCCGGGCATTCAAAGCCAGATGATCGCCGCTGGCCAGTTTGGCGGTACGCGTCAGGCTGAATTGATGGGCCGCGCTCTGCGTGACACCATGGAGGGTATTTCCGCTCAGCAGGCACAGGCATTGCAGCAGGGCTATGGTCAGGCAGCAGGCCTGTCTCAGGCGGATCTTGAGCGTCAGGCGCAGCTTGCATCGACTGCTGGCAGCTTGGGCTTCCAACAGCAGGGTGCATTGGCGCGAGCTGGTGAGCAAATGGGCGCTCTGGGTCAGCAGATCGGTAGCCTCTACGGCGCTGATACGGCTAATCAGATGGCGCTCGCACGTCAGTTGGCAGATCTCGCTCAGCAGCGTCAGACGCAAGAGCTTACGGGCGCTGGTGCATTGCAGCAAATCGGCGCTCAGCAACAGGCGATTGCGCAGAAGAACCTCGACTTTGCTCGTGAAGAGTTCATGCGCGAACAAGAATATCCGCAGCAGCAAGTTACGGGCATGTTGGGTGCGCTTCAAGGCGTTGGCCCGGCTGTTCCGAAGGGCGCAATGAAGGAAGGCACCGAAGTGCCGGGTACATATCAACCGTCGCTACTCGCTACGCTTGGTCAGGCATTTGCAACTTACAAGGGGTTGACGGGATAATGGTTGATCCAATCGACGGCACTGAAGGCGATGAAGAAAAAGAAGGCACGTCGCTGTCTGTAAAGCCTAACGCCGATTACACTGCTCCCGGCGGCCTTTCTATTGGGGAGGCCTTGAGCGCGTATACGCAACGGCAGGGCGCTCTTTCGGAGCAGGGTGCGGCTAATCTTTCATTGTTGACCAAGGCCATGGAAGACTTGCGTGCGCAGCGCGTAGGTCCGTCTAAGAGCGAAAAGTGGCTGGCGTTGGCTGCTGCTTTGGGTCAGCCGACCAAGACTGGTGCATTTGGCGAAACATTGGGCAACGTCGCTCAGACGCTTGGCAAGTACAAAGCCGCTGGCCGGGAGGCTGAGCAAGAGAAGCAAAATCTTCTCATGAAATACGGCCTTGAGATCGGCACTGAGCGCTACAAGCAGCTTCAGGAGGCCGCCAATCAGGCTGGGCAGGTATATCGTACTGTGGCCTCAGCCAGCAAAGCCCCGGCGTTGCGGCCGATTGGCACGACGACCGAAGGCGGCAAGACCTTAGCCGTGCTTCTTGACCCTACGACAAACACCGTGTCTACGGTGCCGATTGGCGAAGCGCCGCTTGATCTTCAGCCTACAAATCTAACATCTCAGGGCCAGCCGGTGTTTAACAGTCCTAAGGGGCCCGTCCTTGCCGATGGCACGCCGGTCAGGCAGTTTGATGAAAAGAAGACGGAGCTTTCTCAGACTGAATTGCGGGAAATCTTCAAGACTGAGGATGCTCTTAACACGGGCTTGTCCACGATTAATTCGCTCGAGCAGGCGCTTGTGCTTAGCGACAAGGCTTACGAGGGCTCCTTGTCTGATTTCCGCAAGTTGGCAGGACGTTTCCTTAACAGCAACGACCCGGCGTACATTGCGACTGAGGACTTCGACAATTTGCAAATTGCTTCGGCCATCGGCAACCTCAAGAACATCTTCCCCGGCGCGATCTCGAACGATGAGCGCAAGGCATTTAATGATCTACAGGCTGTGTCGAAGTATCCGCGAGAAGTGCGTTCTCGTATAATTAATCGCGCATTGGCAGCAGCTAAGAGCTTGGTCTCCCGTGAAACTGCTCGCTTGGAGCGTCTCAAGCGTGGTGATTACAGCAGACGCAGTGGCACTCCTACTCAACAACCGTCGCCTCCGCGCGTCCTTAATTGGGGGAAATAATGGCGCGAGATGTCACCGTAAAACTGAGCAATGGCGAAACCCTTATTTACAAGGGCGTCCCTAGAGACGTAACGCCTGATCAAATTGCAGCCAAAGCGAAAGCTGATGGTGGCGCTGACGTTGTTGAGATTGATGGCGGTGACAGGTCTCAAGGTGAGCCTGCGCCTGAAGCGCCTGCTGCACCCAAAAAGCCCTCTGGGCCGGATACCGCTGGGTTCCAAAAGGAGCTGGGTGCCTATTATCAGGGCCTCAAGGGCAAGCCGCTCGACACGTCTGTAATCTCGTCTTTGGCTGAGAAATATCAGGTTGGCACCCCGCTAAACCTTGAGGACATTGAGGCTTTTTACACAAAGACTGGTCGCCTCAATCCGCAGGTGTTGATGACGGGGCCGAAAGCACCAGCTCCTGCGGCTGAAGATCCAAATATGATTGTCGCCACAGTCCCCAAGGCTGGCGATATGACGCAGCGCGCCCGCGCCTTTGGTAAGGGCCTGCTTTTTGACTTTGCTGATGAGCTTGAAGCTGCTGGCCGCATGGTTGCCAGTGGCGAGCTGAGCGCTGACGAATACTATAAGATCAAAGATCAGATTAACGCTGACTATCAGAATTGGGCCAAGGCCAACCCCGGCGAAGCGCTTGGTTTGGAAGTTGGTGGCGGCATTGCGGGTGCCTTTATCCCCGGCCTTGGCGCTATCGGAACAGGCATGCGCGGCGCTCGTGCTGCTGAAGCCGCTGGCAGCGTTGCATTGCAGGGCGTCCGCTCCGGCGCGATTACTGGCGGTCTTTCAGGCCTTGGACAGGCCGAAACTATGTCGCCGGGCGATATTATCCCATCATTGGCCATGGGTGTTGGCACGGGCGGCATTTTTGGCGGAACGTTTGCAAAGGGCGCTGAGCTCGGAGGCCGTGGCTTTGCCGCAGCGCGTGACGCTATCTTGCGCCGCATGGGCCGCCAAACAGGCGATGCTGTTGATCGCCGCGTGGCAGAGGTTCTGTATGGCAGCACACAATCGCCTGAGCGCGCTATCGGCCAGACTATCCGGTCAGGCAAATATAATGTCCCGACACCTTTGGGCCTTGCCAATCCCGAACTAGCCGCGCTGACTGAAAGGGTTCTTGCTAAGCCCACCGTAAGTCGTGAAGGCCGCGAGGCATTGGCGACGCAAATTGCCGAGACGCAGGGTGATGCGAGCAAGCGCGTGCAAGAGCAGGTTCAGGAGGCGCTTCCCGGCGCGAAGGATTACTTTGATGCCGAGGATGCCATTACGGCAAACCTGCGTAGGATTGGCGACACCGAATACAAAAAAGCTTTTGATGTTGGTGTGGTGAACGACAGAGAGCTGATCAACCTTGCCAATAATCCAGAATTGAGCAGCATCTGGGCAAAGGCGCAGCGTCTCGCACGTCTTGAAGGGCGCGAGCTGCCGATCAAAATGGAGGCCGTCGTCAACGAGGCTGGCGATACAGTTGGCCTGCGTGCGACAGATCAGACCATTCCCGACGTGCAGTCTCTGCACTACCTCAAGCGTGCGCTGGATGACACGATTGACGCAGGCTTCCGTGGTAGTGCGGGTGTCGGTAAGGCGGAGGCCTCGGTTCTCAAAGAGAGCATCCGCAACCCGCTCGTCGCTCGCCTTGACAAGATCGTCCCTGAGTACGCCGAAGCCCGCAAGCTTTACGCTGGGGATTTGGAAGTCCGCGACGCGCTACGCCTTGGACGCGACATTATGAAAGGCAAGCTGCGTTCGCAGCAACTTGCGCGCGAAGTGAACGGCATTCCGGGCAAGAAAAACCCCATGTCTGACGCTGAACGTGAGGCGCTTAGGACGGGTGCTCGACAGTCCATCTTTGAGCCGCTGGAAGATGCCGCGACCAATCGCAACTTTGCGCAGCGCCTGCGTGGCATTCGCGGTGACAGCGATACCATGGCGAAGCTCAAGCTGGTTATGGAGCCGCAAGAGTTCCGGTTCTTTGACCGCGCGCTGAAGCTTGAGGATGAGCTCTTCAAGCGTGGCTCCAAGGTTATGGGCGGATCGCGCACTGTGCCGCTGTCGCAAGGCCTGCAAACGCTGGACGACATGATCAGCGGCGGGAACATTTCTCAGGCGGTCGATTTTGTCTTGGCTCCTACTCCGGGTCGCATTGCAACACTCGCGCGCTGGGTCGCAAACCTGAACCCCGGCAAAGAGTTTGGCGACAAGGTCTACACACGACTGAGCCAAGTTCTGTCGGCTAAAAATCCTGATGAGTTGATCGGCGTCTTGGACATGCTGGCTCGTAGCCGCAGCTATGGTGCTTACATGGCTAAGGTCAAGGATGCTGCAACTGGCATTGTGGCTGGCGTCTCAGGCAACGTGGCACCGACGATCACTGAAAATAAAAGCGTGATCAACCCGCCGCGCGTTACGGTGGGAGAGCCGGGTGCGCAAGCCGCTGGTGAAGACGTTGTCGAAGCCGCTAAGCGCGCAATTGATCTGAACCCGGAAGACAATGCTGGCCTTGTGACCGCCCTTCCAACGGAGGTAGCCGACGAAGGCAATCCCCCTTTTAGCGATGGCAAAGCCTCTGTAGCCGAGCGCAATAACAATCCGGGCAACCTGATCGTCTCTGCATGGACCAAGACGCTTCCGGGCTACATTGGTCCGGGTGAGGGCAAAAATGAGCAGGGCATTCCGTTTGCCAAGTTTGGCAGCATGCAGGCTGGCAAGGACGCTAAGATCCGCCTGATCGTCAACAAGGTTAACAAGGGTTATCAAACGCCTCGTGCGCTTGTTAAAAGCTGGCTGAGCCCAACAAATGCTCGCGCCAATCCGAAGGTCTTCAATAACTACGTTGATTACGTTGCCAGCCGCGTAGGGATTGGTCCTAACGACAAGATCTCGCAAAACGATATTCAGCGGGTAGCGCAGGCGATCTACGAGTTTGAGAGTGGCGATAGGCCGTAAAATAGGATAAAAGCATCCATGCCCAACAAACTCTCTGTCCGCAAAGAAGCCACGATGAGCCCGTTTAACGTGCCCAACGCTGGGCGCACGTTTGCGCAGGGCCTGACATTTGGGTTTAGCGATGAGATGGAAGCTGCCATTCGTGCGGCCGCGCAGGGAGATCCGGCGCGCTATCGGGCAATTGTGAACCAAATCCGCGCGCAACAAGAGCGTTATGCAAAAGACAACCCCAAGGCTGCATTAGGTCTGGAGATGGCTGGCATCCTTGGTGGTGCGCTTGCAACCCCTCAGGTGGCCGCTGCAAAGGCTCTGGGGCCTTTGGGTAGGTTTATTGTTGGTGGGGCTGAAGATGCGGCTCAGGGCGCTCTGTACGCCGCTGGGCAGGCTAAGGACATTCGAGACATTCCTCGCTCGATCAAGGAGGAGGCACCTGTCAACGCCGCTTTCTACACTGGGGCGGCTGGCGCTGGCGCTGGGGCAAAGGCTGTCGGTCGTGCTGCTGCAAAGCCGATCCTGTCTACGCAACGCGGATACAATACGGCTCTGAAACTACAACAGCTTCTGTCTAAATTGGGGAGGTAAGTGTGGCAAAGAGCCCCCGACGCCGGATCGTTGACTTTGCCATTCGCGCCCTTCCTGACGCGATTGAGGACGATGCACGACGCATTTTAGGCCTTGAGGTAAAGCGCACAGCCCGTGCTGCGCCTAAGGCCCTCCCAGCGCCCCCTAAGCCCCTTGCGCTGCCAGCTCCGGGTCCGGGGCTGCCTCCGCTTGCGTCGAAACCTCGTGGCGGCCAGTGGTGGGCTGACCGGGAGATTGCTGGTGTTAATTCATCTCCAGAAGCAATCGCGCGTAAGCAGGCTGGGGATGTTGGCTACCGTTTTCTGGAATGGCAACCTGACGATGATTACGGCCTTGTGTCGTTGCAAGTTCCAGACATTCCAAAAGAGCAGTTTAAGGTACAAGACTGGCTGGCGCGTGCATTGGCTAAATATTACAAAAATGACTTTGGCGCGCCGGATGATCCCTTGCGTGGACTAGCCGAGCGCGGGCTTCATTATGACCCAGACATGACGCCTGAAAAATGGAATGCGACGGTCAACTCTTACCTCATGGAAGATCCAATCCAGAGCATCCTTTTCCCACCCAATTTGCAAGGCGGTATGCCCGGAGCTGGCAGCGATTTGCGCGGAGAGACGTTGGCCGCAATGCCTTGGTTGGCCAAGCAACCAGTTACGGAGAAGGTATACGGTATCAGTGGCGGCCTCGACCTTGAGCACTTTGCTGATGAGTTTTACAACGCACTACACCCCGAGGTGTCGGGCTTGCCGATGAGCCTTGCGGTCCGCCCCGAAAGCCTTGATCGCATGACATTTGCGCAGGCGGCGGAGCACGTCGGCAAGATCAACCAATATCGTGCCAAGGAAATGCAGAGGGCTGCTCTGGCGGCGCAAGATAGCCCGGCGGTATGGCCTTACAAAACCTATTCTGAAAACAACCCGCGCGGCTTACGCTGGGTTGAGTTGAAAGCACCTGAGAACGTCGAGAACCTACTCGACGACGCTGATCGTGAGCGCCTCAGCCTTGCAGCCCAAGAGGGTCGCCTTAATCCGCAAGACAAAGAAACTATCCTGAGAGTACGCGCACAGCGCGCCCTTGAGGATGCCCTTAAATACGAAGGCGACACAATGGGCCACTGCGTTGGTGGTTATTGCCCCGACGTTATGTCAGGCCGCAGCCGCATCTTCTCCCTGCGTGATGCCAAGGGTGAGCCGCATGTGACGATTGAGACGCAGCGGGGTTTATCGCCTATACAAGACTTACCCTACGATCAAATTCCGGAAGACTTGCAATCCGCATATCAAAACTACACCGTTAGTCCGATACGCGAGACATCACATATTACGACAGGGTTCCCCGGATGGCTTCGTAAAAATGACCCGGATTTGTTTGAGCGTTATTCAGAATTGCTAACGCCTTCCGAAAACATCATCCAGATCAAGGGCAAACAAAACCGCGCCCCCAAGGACGACTATCTTCCCTTCGTGCAGGACTTCGTGAAGAGCCAGCAATTCGGCAACGTCGGCGATCTGGCCAACACTGGCCTCGTTCGCTTGCCTGACGGACGGTATCTGACGCATGATCAGATGGACGAAATCATCCGCAATGAAAGCCTCGACGATAGGTATCAGTCCTATGATTTCAATGCACGAGGCTTCCCACGTGATCCGGCATATATGGACCCAGAAGATTGGGCTCAATTCCAGCGTCACTTCGAGGGCTACGCAATTGGTGGCCGTGTAGACGCAGACCGTTGTTTCTGTCATAATCCCCTCAGTGTGAAAAAGGGTCGGTAGCCATGGCTAAAAGTGCAAAACGCCAAGTAGTTGAGGGGTTGGCCGATCTTATCTCTGAATATGGCAAGCCATTCGTCAACCGCGTGATAAATGCGCTTGGAGCTGATGTTGACGCTGCAACCGCCAGAAAAGCCGTTCAGCGCGAGGCAAAAAAGGCAGCCGCAAAACCAGCAAAGCCACAGCGCGGCATTTTGAACACGCCCGATTTGCGCAAGATGGACACAAAGCAGGCCATCAAGACGGCGAAAACAGAACCTCACCTCATTAAGGACAAGTCTGGCCAATACGTTGGCGCGCCACGCGGTATGTCCTCTCCCTTAGCTGTGAAGGAAATGCGCAAAAGCTTTGATGAGGATGTGGCCACTGGTGCCGAGGGTGGCGATTGGTACACCCGTGCCCGCGCCACCAATCAAGAGTGGGCTGGCCCAGATCCTGCACGGCAGCGTCTAATCGCTCGGGAGCAAGCTTTGTGGTCCGCGCAAGCAACCCCAGATACCAACATGAATTTTGCTCTACAGGGGCATAACGCGTATGAAATGGGCTCGCCGCTCGACAAGGTTCGCACTGGTCAACAGGCGCGCACCTATCAGCAGGCGCGCGATATGGGCGTTGACATCCCGCTGGGTAAAAAGACCGGCATTTACGGCGAGCATCTCGACCCGACTATCCCTCACGCAACCACCGGCACAAATGACATTTGGCACGCTCGCGGCTTTGGCTACACTAACAGCGACGGCGGCGTATTTTCACGCGCACTATCACCCCAAGAGCATCGTTTCCTTGATTATGAAACCATGCTTGCTGTGGATCGCGCCAATACATCTGGCCTAGCCGGTCGATCAGACTGGGGCGCACACGAGATCCAAGCCGCGCCATGGGTTGCCGGTAAGGGCCGCGCACTTGCAGAGCGCAAATTTAAAAAGGGCCGGTTCTTTAAGCCAGAGCCCGGTCCAAATGGCGGCCCCGGTCTTGACGATGAAGCTGCGCGTGAGCTGACACCCGACGAACTGGCTTGGGGCATCTCGGAAGCTTCAAAAACATATCCCGATTACGCGGGTAAATATACGGCTTACGGCACCAGTGAGCGCGTGCCTTATGTTGGCTCCGGTCAACTTTCAGACATTGTAGGGGGCGATGACGCCCTTAGGGCGGCCTACAGCAGCGATCCGAGAGCTTCTTGGTCACCAGAGGGCCGGGACATCCTTATCGACGCTCTGGGAGGCTACCAGCGGGCTCCATTGGAGGCTACGGGCTTTTACACACCGCCCGGCGGGGTGCTGGAGATCAATCCGGCTACTGTGACGCGCCCCTTGGTTGGTATCACCGAAGGTGGTGTCGATCCTGCATCGCGCGGCATGATGGATGTTTCTGAGGCTGTGCGTGCATACATTGATGCTCAAGGCTCGGGCGCATGGCATAAGACCATGGCCAACGCCAAGCCGGGTGAAATGGGATCTGTGTTCATTCCTATGGAAGGCAAGACGAGTGGGGATCTGCTCGTGGCCCTGCGTGAACTGAGTAAAGACTATGGGCTCCCCGATGTCGTGGATACGGGTCAGGGTATTACGCTCACAAACTTCGATCCTGACGTTGGACCTCCAAGCGGTGCTGCGATGGGTAAGGCTCTAAAGGGTGATCTTGGTCGCCAAATTGCTGAGCTCACCGGATCTTCGCCTATGCGCGTCAAGATCGACAGTGGCTATCTGCCGACGTTTGAGCTGGAAAAGACGCCCGGATCTGGTGTTGTCACGAGCAACCTGCGCGACATGCTGTCAAAGTATCCTGAGGCGGTTCTGCAAAAGCTTGATGAGAACGAAGCCCTCCGTCAGCGCGCCTTGTCTGGCGCTGAGCTCGATGAGGAAATGGCCTCAAAGGGATACGGCGAGGCACGGGAAGACATCCAGCGCGCTCGCCGCATCATTGGTGAAAAGGGCTTCAAAGGTCTTTTTGATGCTCTTGATCGTGGTGTTGTTCTGCCGGGTCTTGCTGGCTTGATGGCAACTTACGGTCTGACGGACGGCGAGGAACGCTACTAAAAGAGACAACGCCGTCTGTGCGGCGGTAAATCTCTAACTGCTCTTCTTCGGTATATGGGGGCTCCAAAAGGAACCCCCAATCTGTTTTTACTATCGGCATCAATTAACCTCTTCATATTCGTAAGCCAGCCCATAAGGGCGCTCAACGCGATTGCCCAAGCTGTCGGTGTTGTATTGGCGGCACAATTCTCGTGCCCCCTCTTCGCTGGCCGTCCACGCTACGTGCGTCTTACGACCGATGCCCGGCTCGGTGCATTTAGCGTCTTTCCACCAGCGACGTTTGAATACTTGATATGCCATGTTTAACCCCTCACAATGATAAGCTTGCCGCTGTTGATTGCGGACTGAACGAGATCCTGCTCTGCCCAGACTTGGTCTAAGTCATAGTCAAAGTCTTTGGCTTCCTTGCGTGCCCGAGCGATGCCGTCCTCTGCCGGACCCCACCACGTAAAGCACTTCATGACGTTGCCGTTGGTTTTGCGGCCCCAGATTGTCCAATGCTGAACCATGATAGCCTCCTTAAAAGTTCCATGGGGTTGCGTTGAGATCCTTGGCCCACTTGCGCGCCGAACGCTTGCCACGCGGGATGACGATTTCATCGACTTGCTCACGAACACCGTTGCCGATGTTCTCGATGACCAGCACGGCGTATTGGCCGCTGCGATAGTCGTAGTAAGATGCTGCACGAACCATTTGAGTTCTCCTTATGCAAAGACCGACCAAGGCTGCGGGAAGTGGTTCTCCGCGCCTGCGTTGTTCAACCATTCCTGCGTCAGAGCGGGATTGGCACCCTTCACGTAGAGGCGGCCGCCAACGTACCAGCGAAGCTGAATGCCACGGCGCGTCTGGACATAGCGCGCGGTGCGCTTGCCGACCGGCGTGAAGTCATAACCTGTGTCGATAGTGATCTGCATGTCGCGTCTCCATTTTGTGGGCCATCGGCCCTGACAAAGCCCTCCTACGCGCTGTATTTACCTTTGTAAAGTTAAAAAATGCAATCTTCGTTATATTTTTTGAGGCGTTCTTTCAAAACGTCGATCTCGTCCATCTGCTCAATAAGCTGCTGGAACATGTCGGCTTTCTGCTTGAGAAGCTCTTTCAGCCTGTCATGTGCCGCCATAAGCAGGTCATAAGAGACTGCCGCCCCCGGCTGTGTGGCAGCCAAGAGAGCGGCAAGGAGGGCTTCATCTTCCTGATTGGTCCTGATCATTTGCTTTTCTTTACCATACGCCCCGTCTTCGGATCTCGAGGCTGAGTGTTTTCCATGAGGTAGCGGACATCCCTGCGCAACATCTCGTTTTCCCTTCTCAGGGATGCGTTGAGGATCTGAAGCTTCTGGATCTCCAAGGTGCCTTGCTTGCGGTGCTCCGCGCAAAGGTTCAGCTCCTCATTGAGTTCCTTCAAGCGCTTTGTGTTCTCAAAGATATTCCACCACCCCATGTCTCATCTCCTCAAAATGGAACGTCGTCCGATAGATCGTCAAACGCAGGAGCGGCCGGTCGGCTCTCAGCCTTGGGCGCGCCAATAAAATTAACGTGATTTGCGTCGGCCACGTCAACATCAAAGCTTGGCTTACCTTGGTATTCGCTAACTTTAAGGTTGCCCATGGCAATAACCGTCACGCCCTTTACGGCCTTGGGGAGTAGTGTCTGGGCCATCTTGCCCCACACCTGCACCCGGTACCAGTTGGTTGACGTGTTATCGCCATAACCCTGCTTTACGCCGACAGAAAACGACAGCACGTCACGGCCGCGCACCTCTTTAACGGTACCATCCTTGCCGACGTTTCCTTTAATTGTGATTACCTGCATGATTAGATCCCCAATGCTGCGCGATAGGTGTCCAGAAGCATATCAGCTTCCTGACGGGCGTGGGCTTCCATCTTCCGCAGGCGGACGATCTGGCGCATGATCTTGGTGTCATAGCCCCGTGATTTAGCTTCGCTGTACGTGTCTTTCACGTCGTCCGCGATGCCCTGCTTTTCAGCCTCCAGTGTCTCGATCCTCTCGATCAGCAGGCGGAGTTCATCAGCACTAACTTGTTCGCTCATTTGTTGTTTCTTTCTTCGATAAGGACATGCGTATAGTCTCGCCATACGATGCCGTGGTTTGCTCCAAACGCATAGATACACTCGATCAGATCGGAGAATTGGCTGACCGATAAAGTCGATGATTTCGGCGGGATCACAACCATGCCGTCCCCGCCAAGGTTTGGCTCGAAACGTGCCTTGATGCCGATCTCGAACAGGAAGACTGCCTTCCATGTTTCCTTGTCCAGATCCCGGCCGCCGGGCTTTGCATCCGCAATGTCTTCCAATAGCGCCCACATGAGCGCATTTTGGTCGAGGCTGCGGGTGCGCTCTTTGAACGAGACCACATAATTGTCTGGGGCTTCGTCAATGAGCTGCTTGGCATAGTCACGCTGCGCCTTCGTTTTTAGAATTATGCTCTTCATTCCACTGCTCCCAAAGCCTTTCGGCCTCGGCCAGAAGATCAACGCCCCAGCGTTCCTTGAACCCCTTATGACCCAGAGCCTCAACCGATATGGTGGGCCCGTGCTGGATCAGGTGATGCATGGCGCACAGGGGAGCCAATCTCTTATGACTGCGGGCAATCCGTTTGTGGCCATCGCTGGTCACGTGATGAAGGGTCACCGGACGGCGTCCACAGGCAAGGCAGGCACACTCTGCCACCCAGCCCATGAAGCGCCGCTCTTCAGCCGTAGGGGCCGCACCGGCCTTTGGCTTCATCCGTTTATGATTGACCTTCATCGAGCGCCTTCAAGTCTGCTTCGACCTCGGCCAGAAACTCAGCCACATCCTTTTCCAGTTCAGCGATGCGCTTATTGTCCCGCTCGATCCGCTGGATGAATACCTGATGCTGCTCAGGGAAGCGTGGGTCATAGCTGACAAAGTCGCACCACTTACGGCCTGTGACAGCCATCTGCCACTGCATCTGGGTGATATATTTGGCCGGAACCTTCTTGCTCAGCAGCGTGTCGAGATGCGTGGCCGAATTGGGGCACTTGATCTCTACGAGGCCATCTTCGCCCACAAGGCGGTCAGGAGAGGCGTGCGTGCCCTCAATAGACGGGTGCTTATAGATACCGCACACCTCAGTCGGGTTGCCCGTTAGGAAGACATAGGCGATGGCTGCGTTATCTTCCTGATCATGGCCCCACTGCATGGCAGCGTTGGTGAAGCTTTCCTGCGGCGTGCCTGTGAGGCGCTCCAGCACGATACGAGCCTTTGCGTTGGCTCGGCCAGCGCCCCAGCCAGACTTGGTCTTGGCAAGGGCTTCATGGACGGCGGAGGCACCCAGAGAGCCGCAACGGGCCTGATGCCATTCGGGTGTGTTCTGCTCAATCATTTCGACACTTTCTTCTTAACGGACGCAATTGCGTGATCGGCCTGATCCTTGGTCAACTGCTTGATGCTATCAACCTTGTAGAAGCGGCACAGTGTTGCAACGTCGGTGTTGGTAACCTCGATCATGGTGATCAGCTCGGCAATCTGCGCGTCGCTGGCCAGAACCTTCTTCGGCTCAGGTGCGTCGCGGCCGGTGGTGGCTTCCAGAGCATCTCGCTCCACGATTTCGAGCGCGGTCGTCCAGAGATAGCGGCGCTGGTAGGTTTCAACCGCGCCAATGTTCTGCACCTCGTGGCAACCCTTCAAGGATGCGCTGCCCATCGGAGAGGTGATGACGATCTCTTCGCCAGTCTCAACGTCCACAATCCGCATGGTCGCATATTCGTTGTCGAATGAGACGACAGCACACAGGCCAAGCAGCTCAAATGCGTTCAGGGCAGGGATCAGAAAGTCGGATAGTTCGAAATAGTCGTAGTTCGCAAAGCTGTTGCGACCAGACTTCTTCAACGACTGCGAATGCACCATCGTGCGGGCATCGTTGAGCTTCTTATACACACTCATAACGGTCTCCAGTTCTATTTGTTTGAGGGCTGCACCATAGCAGCGCCAACCCCAAGGTCAATAAAAAAATTGCATTGGGTGTAAAACGATGTATACGCCGCCGTGAAAAGGAGAAAACCATGAGCGATGATGTAACCCATCTGATCAACAAGCTTTACGCCGACATGGCCATGCACAACATCCGCGCGTACCAGCTTGCCCAGCGGGCCAAGATCGGTGCCAACGTGCTGAGCAACTGGCGCACTGGCAAGCAGTCACCGACCCTTGCAATGTACGTCCATGTGCGGCGCGTGCTGGATGACATGATCAGTGAGTAAGTACGGGGCCAAGAAATCCCAATGCCTGCATGGTCACACCCATGACAGCATCAAGGAGGCCAAGCGCTGCAACGATCTGCACCTGCTCCAGCGGGCGGGTCAGATCACCCACTTGGTGGTGCAGCCGCAGTTTTGGTTCCAGATCGACGGCCGCCAGATCAAGCATGACAATGGTCGGCGCGTCGGCATGAAGCCAGACTTTCAGTATTTTGAGGGGGACAAGAACGTGGTCGAGGATGTGAAGGGCTTCAAAACAGCCGAGTACACCTTGCGTAAGGCCATCTTCAAAGCCCTGTTCCCGCACATAACCTTTGTGGAGAGCTGAATGATACGGATGACCAAAAACCTAACGCGCCGCAAAATGACGCTGGAAGAGTTCCTAAAGATGCCGATCATCGTGCCAGAGGAGGTGGAGGTGCCCCCCGAGCTTCGTCCGATTGCGGATGAGGTGTGCGACCGGCACAACGTTATGCCTCGGCATATCTTTGGCAACGGCCGGGATAAGCAGTGCGTTGAGGCTCGAGCCGACTTTGTGCGGACCCTGCATTTCAAGCACCGCCACACCGCGCAGGACATCGCGCACATCATGAAAATGGACCCGACAAGCGTCAAGCATTACCTTGGTTTGCGGTCAAAATCCAAAGTCAAATATGATGACTTGCGCTTAATGTATGGTTGACATGGTTTTTGGTTTTGGTTTACGAACCACAAACCAGAAATCATGGAGGGGTATATGCATCCACGACAAAAAGCCGCAATGCAAGGTGAGCCAACCTATGATGGCAATCCTTGCAAGACCTGTGGAAACACCAAGCGACGCACAATTAACGCAACCTGCATTAAGTGCGGGAATGAATTGAGCAAGCGGCTTGTTAACCGCCGTAGACAGGAAATTAAATCATTACTGTCTCCCTCAGAGGGGGGTGGCCAATGAGATTAATTCCTAAAAACTGGAAGGCATTCCAGCATTATAATGATCGCTGTCCGCCGTGGATAAAGCTTCATCGTGACTTGCTGAATGATCGCGCTTTCATGTCGCTACCAATTGCTAGCAAGGCGCTAGCGCCATTAATGTGGCTGCTAGCAAGTGAGAGCAAGGATGGTTCATTTGATGCCTCAACCGAAGAGTTGGCCTTTCGCTTGCGATTGTCGGTCTCTGAGATTGAGGCTGGACTTAAACCATTGATAAACAGCGGTTTTTTCCTTGATGCTAGCACGCTGCTAGCGCCATGCTTGCAGGTTGCTACCCCAGAGACAGAGACAGAGACAGAGACAAAGAGAGAGGGAAAGGCAGATATACTCTCTAACGAGAGTATGCCTGAAACAGACGTTTCAGACGACGACAAGTTTCTTCCGAAGCACGTAGTTGAGGTTTGGAACGAGCTTGCCATGAGGATTGGTAAGCCGAAGGTAAGGGATTTGACGCCTGAACGTCAGCAGCTCTTGAAAGGCCGCATGTCGCAGTATGGCATTGATGACTTCGCGCTGGTGTTCAACAACATCGAGCGGAGCCCGTTCCTGCGCGGCGATCACGGTTGGCGGGGATGTACCTTCGACTGGGTGTTCAAGAAATCGAATTTCCAAAAGATACTGGAAGGCAACTACAATGACTAACGCGCTGAAGAAGAACATGGGTGAGACGCAGGCGGCCCGCTACGGGATCGACGCCCTGCAAAACCACTGCGCCAACCTGAACAAGCTCAATTGGGTGATCGCCAGCGGCCGCCCGTATTTCGTCAACCGCCGGGAGGGTTCCGACGGTACCTTCACGCATTTCGTGGACCGCAGCGCTTAATGCCAGTTAACAGGGGGCGAATGCCGGATCTTGAGAGGGTCGATTTCATCTTCCGCAATGGACAGGTGCGGCGCGATCAAGATCCGGCAAAGTGGAGGTGGAAGCCTTTGGACTTTGAGAGCGACTGGGACATCGTCCGATACCAGCCATCACTCTCTAACGAAAAAAAATAGTTGACTAGGGTTTTATCTGCGGCTAACCGGGGAAGGTCAGAGGGCATTGGTGCCCACAACAAGGAGACTGACATGACGACGATTACGAACTTCGCAGACGACATCTTCAGCATCACGCGGACCAAGCCTGTGCGTAAGCCACGCCAGTACAAGGCCACGTGGCCGTGCGGGTCTACTTGGGAGTTTGACCGCTTCGACCTCGAGGTGCCGGACTTTCACAACGGCGAGCAGAATGGCGTGACCTACTGTTACCGCACACTGCGCGAGGCAATCGACGGCCTCAAGTCGCTCGGCTGCACAGTCGAGAAGGATGCCTGAGATGAAATATCTCACCGCTCAATACATCCGCGATGCGATTGCTAACGACCCCCGCTTCGACCCGAACATCGAGCTGGACGAACCGGGCAAGGCAATTGTCTGGCTGGCCGACGGTTACACATGGGAACGCAACGACGGCAACCGCAGCGTCGAGGGCTTCATTATCGCAGCAGACAACAGCGACAATGCGCCACGCGACACGGTGCCGTATTGGAACCAGTGCGTCGCTAACATCGAAGAGATTTAATCAACCGGGGGCTTCGGCCCCCCAACCCTCGGAGGGTAGTATGATCAAGTTCGAAATCATCAAGCACACAGCCCAAGACATCAATGGCCGCACCGAGTGGATTGCCACCGTTGCGCATACAGAGACTTGGTCTGATGCCGTGTGCCTCGCCATGGAGCTGGAGGCTGCCGATCGCGGCAAGCTGCATAACGGCCGGGCAATTCAATATGACGTTATTTCACTGGGAGCATGAGCATGTATTACGATTGGAAACACAAACCCGTATCTCTGGCCATCAAGAGCAAGCTGCGCGCAGAGCTCGTAGAGGCTGGTTTCAAGACCGTTGGCGATCTGGTTAACGCAGATCCCGCAGACATCGCTGCAAAGGTACACAACATCGGTATCAAGCGGGCTGAAAAGATCCGCAATGCAGCACTGGCAGATGCCATTGCAGATGTTTCGGAAAAAAAGCCTAAGCAGCGCAAGCCCCGCCAGCCTCGTAAGCCGGTAGATCCTTTTGTCCTTCAATTGCCGAAGGAGACGCAAAAGCAGGCTGAGCCCATCATCATCCAGATGCCGCGAGAACCATTCTCTTACCTGACGTTTGCTGCGACGGTTTTGGTAACTGCCGCCATCGTGTTCAGTGTCAGCTTCCTGATCGAGGCCATCGTATGAGCAAGAAGACAATACCCGAGATCCGCGAGGAGATGCTGGAGCTGTCCGCGCAAATGCAGCTCATGGCGCGTCGCATGAAGTTTCTGGCACAGGAAACCTACCGGCGCTCCTACGAGCGGGCACCAACACGCAGTCGGCGTATCACGCAAAAGCTTCGGACGGAGATCGAGGTCTATAGGTTCCAGAACCCGACGGCATCGTTTCAAGACGTTGCGAACGCCTTTGGGGTTAATCCCGGCCGCGTGAGCGAGATTATACATGGGAAGCGCGGATGACCGCAGAAGAGTTTAAGGCAGCGCGCAAGCAGCTCGGCATGACGGTTCGCCAGATGGCCGACGCCCTGCGCCTGTCCACCACAAATGGTTACCGGATGATCCGGCGTATCGAGAGCGGCGAGATTGCAGTCTCTGGCCCGATCTCGGTGGCTGTTGAAGCCATGCTCGCCGGGTTCGTCTGGGTCGAAGACGACATGTTTGAGGAGAATGAGGGTGAACGATATTTTGAAGAGGGCTTCTAAGGCCTTTGCCAAATACGACCGTCTCAAGGCTGAGATGGCAATCTTGGAGCGTGAGCTGACCAGCATGTGCCGCGAATATGACATGGCATCTGGCTGCCGGGGAACGCGTGTTGAAAGCCTGCGCCAACGTGCAGGGGAACGTATGGGAAGGAAAGTCGCATGAATATCGAGATTGTTGCTTTGATCGCCATCGGCGTGGCTTTTGCGGCAGGCTTTGGATTTGGCTGGCTGCATCGCAACAAAGCCTACAAGACACTGCTAGAAGAGTACCACACCCTGACTGACCGCGATGAAAAGGGCCGGTTCAAAAAGTCGATGCGGGTGCTGAAAGATGGTTAGTGACCGCTGCGATGAGTTCTTTAAACAGGACCAAAACCTGCAAGCCCGGCGTCGGAAGCTGGAGGACGGCTCAAGGCAGCTCTGTAAGGCCATACTGGAGACCGGCAAGGTGTATCGCCGCATGACGATATACGAGCAGGAAGAGGCCAAGGTTTATGCGGGGCTGTCACCTAACGGCACATATTTGGGATTGATCAAATGAAAAAGCTATTACTGCCGCTGGCGCTGCTGGTGCCGACAGAGGCTGCGGCCGCCACATGGCGCAAGGCTGCTGAGAGCCAAGACGAAAGAACCACAGGCTGGGTCGATGTGAGCAGCATTAGGACCAGCAAGACTGGCAAGACCGCATGGGTCAGGCTGAACCTTGATAGCGGCGGCTGGGCCACAAGCTTCATCGCCGTGCGTTGCTCTGTCAAAACTTACTACGAGGCCAAGGTGGTTTATTACGAGCCAGACGGCAATTCGAGCGATCTGACGGCCGATCAGCCTAAGTGGAAGCTGGCAACGCCTGACAGCATCATGGATGGCATTCTGGACATGGTTTGCGACGATACGTCGTATTGAGGGGGATGATATGATTGAGATTGGATTAGAGCGCGCCAAGCAGGCGGCAGATCACGCAGGGGATGAATGGAAGGCGGCGGCCTATCAAGCCTTTGTGCAGTACGCGCGTGAGCATAAGACGTTCACCACAGAAGAGGTTCGCAAGGCCAACCCAGATCTGCCTGTTGCGCCCGATCAAAGGGCGTGGGGGCATATTGCAAAATCTGCTGAAAAAGCGGAGATTGTTGAGGCTGTTGGGTTCAAGCGAGCTCAGAGCTCAAACGGAAGGGTATCGGTCCTGTGGGGAAGCACTCTGATTTAGTGTCTCGCATCGTGGCTGATCTGCGTGATGAGGCGCACATGGCGATATGCAAGGCCATGGAAGTGCCTCACATTGATCTGAAGGCCACAGAGGCCAATTGCCAGATGATAGAGACCGTCGCGGACTATATCGAGGAAAGGTACGCCCATGACGCCTACACAACTGGGTGAGGTGATCTTCGAGTTCATCTCCCGGCTAGAAGATGCTGAGACAGAGTTATGGGATGAGATGGCATTTGTTGAGGGCCACCTCCACCTGACTGTCCCCTTTTGTGATGGCAAGTGGGCTATCATCATAACCAGACCAGATGAAATGGACACAGTGCAATGACCGATCCTGTTATGAAGGCGCGTGAAGATCTGATTGCCGAGCGGGAGGCAGAGGGCCGTCCCTTGAGTGATGTGGTGCAACGGGGCATCCGCTCAGGCCAATGGGACAACGGTGACCTGATCCGCAGGCACGTCAAAAATAATATCGAAAACCCCTTGCGCGGTGATAAAATAGTTGTACAGTGAGCATATCAACAGGGCCAGTGGCCCACATTTGGAGACGTGAAATGGCTTATTCAGAAACGTACATCGAGAATGAAGTCCGTTACGAAGCGGGCAAGCAGCGCCGTATTGCTGAGAACCGCCGCAAGTCTGGCCGTGCCAAGTGGTTTGCCGCGCACGAAGATGCACAGGCAATTTATGACTGGCTGTTTGATCAGGAGCACGCGCTGGCCTTTTACGCTAAGGGCGACTTTCTCAACAAAATTCGCAACACAATTGACGAGTGGGGCGGCCTGACTGACGGTCAGCATACAGCCGTTGCTAAGTCTTATGCTCGCGCGCAAGAGCTTGAAGCCACTCGCAACCAGCGTCGTGAAGAGCAGGCGGCCGCTGATCGCAACGGCTCGAAGCACGTTGGCTCTGTAGGAGAGCGCATTGATCTGACCGTCACTTGTGAGCGCAATTTCTCATATGAGACTGATTTCGGCATCACTTACATCAATGTCTGCCGCGACGCAGACGGCAACATCATCATCTATAAGGGCACTAAGAGCTTGTTTAAGGGCAGCACCTATACGGGTAAGGCCACGATCAAGGCTCACAGTGTGCGTGAAGGCGTTGCTCAGACGCTAATCGCTCGGCCTAAGTTTGACTGAGTGGGGGGTATCATGATCCGCTTTGAAAACTATAGCATTGACAGTGGCCCTAAGGGTGCCACGTTCGTCAACCACATCACAAATGAGGTCCGTAACTTCGCATTTGGCGATGAAGAGGGTGAGTTCTTCGACCTGATGGACCACATTGAAGACAACGACTGGGATGAGGAGAACGAGCCTTATTCGGTCGTCCTTGATCGCCTATGGGAGCGTACTGGCGATAAATCATGACAGAGAAGCAAGAAAAGTTCCTGCGGTATCGGGAGAAGGCTCTTCCGATCCAGTTAGACAGAGCGCGCCGTAGGTATCACGCATTGGTGCGAGAAGCCCGGCGCATGAAGATGCACTCGCTGCTCACCAACAAAGAGATGGTTGGAAAAGAATATGACTAAAGAAGAGCGCATAGGAGATCTGGAGGCGGTCCTGCGAGACATCCTGCCTGCCTTGAGAGATTATCAGGAGATCGCTTTGGACAATGGCCACCCAGAATTTGTTGGGCGAGCAACGATAGCTTTGCATTTGGCTGAAAAGGTTTTGGGAGAAGCGAAATGAGCATACTGTCTACTGATGCAGAGGGAAGGGCAGCGATACGTCTTCAAAAACGTATCAGCGCAGCCATCAAGGAGGCTAAAACATCAGGCATGATGGATGTCTGTAAAAGCCTTAAAATCATTAAAGGCCAAGTGGATCGAACTATCTTCTATATGGAGAAAAGTTACGCAGCGGAGAGGCAAAATGGCTGACAATCTATTGGCGCTGGTCGTTCTGGTTATCGTTGGAACCACAGTCTGGCTTCTGGCGACCAATCAGGTGACACCAGAAGAGCGTGACGCGATGCTGCGTGATGAGGAGATGTGGCCGTGACTGACGATGACAAGGCGCTGGTGGAGCGGCTGCGGGGCGACTGGCCTGAGATACTGGTCGAAAAGCACTGGATGATGGACAGCGATGCCATCGACAAACAACGCGAAGAAGCCGCAGACCGCATCGAAGCCCTAAGCAAAGAGAATGATCGGCTGCGTGAGGCGGGAAAGGATTTAGGGTTTTATGCTGGACATGACGATAGCTGCGACTGCGTGAAAGGTTGGGCAAAAGGCCCGTGCAACTGTGGATACACGGAAACTTGGAAGCAGTGGAGCGCAGCCTTGGGGGAAACGGAATGACTGAGATTACACAGGCTGACCGGGATGCGGCGGCAAGAGCGTGGGCAGAGGACAACGACGAGCCATTGGATTGCCACATCTGCGAACAAATACGCGCAGGGTATGGCGATAATTCTTTGGATGTCATTCGCTTCGCCCGTCACCGCATGGAAGAACGCGCTGCGATTGTCGCGTGGCTGCGGGGCGATAGGATCGTGCTGAGTATGGACGGAAGCAAAGAGGATGTGGTGGCAAGCGCCATCGAAGCAGGGGAACATTTGAAATGAAAAACTTTAACAATCTTATTGAGGCTCTTGAAGAACGCGCAGAGATTTTACGCTCAGAGAATGAAGCCGATTTGCTTTGGGTGCTGCTGGACGATGCGGCGGATGCCATCAAGGTGCTGACAGGAAAACAGCATCTTGACCGCCTTTTATCTCATGGAACAGCCGATCAGCTTACCGAAACTCTCGACCGCTTAGTATTTATCAACAATGTGATTGACCATGACGAAAACGTATCCGTTCAATGGATATATACCGAGATTGAAAACCTTTTGTCGGGGGATCATTTGAAATGACCAACATTGAACAAAAGGCGCTGGAACTGGTGAATAGCACGTTCCTTGAACCTTATTATAAAGATTGGGCGGAAGTCCCCCAAGGTTGCCTGTCTAACGCGCTTATCCGCGCCATTGAGGAACGTGAAACCCTAAGCGCAGAGAACGAGCGGCTGCGTGAGTTGCTAGCCCGCAATATTAATGATGAGCCTTGCTGGCGTGACCATCACGGATACTGCCAAGCGCATTATCTGGAAACGGATTGTAGCGTATCCGCCGCCCGCGCAGCCTTGGGAGAAACGAAATGAGCAACCGCCCAGCATGGTATGGCGGGAACAAGATCCCCGACAGCTATCTCAAAAAGTTTCAGAAGAGCGTAGAGGATGAGGGCATCCCCTATGACCTGCGCGTGTTTCTGGACAAACTGAAATGAGCCCACAAGAGCGGATCACAGCCCTGCAAGACAGGGTGCGTATATGCTGGGAGATGGCAGGGGTCTTCCTGCAAGCCAAAGACGCACATGGCCTGCATGACATGGGGGTGGAAATCCAAGGTCTAAACTGGGCGATCAGGGAGCTCGAAGCCCTATCGAAAAAAAATGAAGTTTAGTGCATTTTTCCTATTGTAATGTGAATAAACATCGTTCAAAGAGAAATGGTCATCGGGGCTTCGGCCCCACAACTGGAGACTAAACGTGAGCTACTCAGCAGAATACATCGCCCGCTACCGCGCTATCGCTAAGGTTTACGTAACCGATTACCGCACGTCTAAGGAGACATGGGGCTTCGACAGTTTCCACACCGACACCGCGCGCATCTTGGCTCTGGGTCAGATCCAGTACGCCAAGAAGGTTGCAGGCAAGCATGTTACGTCACGCGATTATGCACCAGAGCGCACACGCCGTGCCGGGCTGAGCCGCATACTTGCGAAGGCGGATCGGAAGGCTGCATAATGATCGTTTTCATAGACAAGATTGGTGATGACATCCCTGATGGCGCAGACTACGCGATTTACCGCGTGGCCCGTCATGAGGCCATTGTGATCTCAAAGCAGCTAAATGGAAGCTGGGAACGCACCGGTCGTTTGTATGTCGATCTGCTGTGGCAGTTGGTAGATGGCTGGGAAGTCAACGGAAAGGCTGTCTGGGACTTAGACAATCAACGCTTCATTGCTGGCACAAAACGGCAGAAATCCTTTATTCCTAAGCCTAAGCCTGTTATAGTTGAGGAGAAGCCTGAGCCAAAGAACAAGCCACAGGGGGATCGCAACGCAGAGATCTGGCGTCTCGCCCGAGAGCACGGGTTGATGTACAAGGACATTGGCAAGAAATTCGGTATCACTGGCGGTCGCGTTTACGGATTGCTCACAAGGTACGACAGGATGATCAAGAACGCCGTCCACTGGGGGCACAGGTCAGATTGCAGCATCCGCCCAGACGTAATGAAGGCGCTGGATGGTGTGGAGATCGTGCATACCGTGGACCAGAAGCACTATCTCGTTTTCCCTAATGGCAAAGAGTTTAAGGTTTAGGAGCACAACATGAAACGCTTAGACGTAGCCCAGAGGCTCAGAGAAGAAATTAAAGAGGAAGATCGCTTGGCCACCCTTCACGTAATGATAGAGGGTCAGATCAACGCATTAGAGCGATTGATGGAAACCAACGCAACTCATGTGAAAGATCCCGGCGCATGGAACATCCTTGCTGGGTACATGGATCAATTGCGCTTTTGGGCACCGCGTGTGTTCTATACCTCAGAGGTTAACGCAGACTTTGCTGAGAAACAGGAGGGCGTCCCTGCTCACCCGATGTTTGGCAAATTCTACGATTAAGCTTCCGTAGCACCACAAGACAGCGTATAACCCTAAGTGGAAGTCCGCCCGCTGGCATATCGGGTTCAACATATGCCATTTGCATTGACGGGGTCGAGGAGTGATCCACTTCGACTTAAACAAGAGGGAGACAATTCCGCCCGCCATTGCATCTAACGCGGCCTCACGCTACATATGCCCTATCGGAAGCCCTGTCCCGATGCGGAGCAAGCGATGAGTAAAGAACCCAAG